CGTGGCAGGCCGGAGCGCACAGCAAGGCCAGGCCTCTACGCCAGACCAATTGTCACAGTTGGAGGGTGGGGGTTACAGCGTGCTGGGCAAAGACTCACAGCTGTGCGATTGTGGGTTTAAAGACCAACTGAATACTAGTGCACGTTATGCTTACAACACTATTCACGACCCAGATTCTTCCTGGGCTCGTCTCCGCGGCCAGTGGTGCTATCTTCGGTGCCGTGATTGCCGGCTGGGATAAACTCGCGGCCAAGTACATGCTGGCCAAGATCGGCCCTTCCATCAAAACCGTTTACAACATCATCGACCCCATCCTCGACGCCAACCTGGCTTCGTGGGAAGGATCGGATGTTGACCGTGTTATCGGTCTCGTGATCAATACCGTGGCCGATGGCAAACTCTCTGCTGATGAGGTTAACAAAGCGGTCAAACTCATCTCCGAACTGTGGCTTCCCCAGATCGCCACCCAAAAGACAAAGGATGGTGTGATCGGTACCAAGGAACTTGCCATCGCAGAAAAAATTCGGGCTGCCGTAGAGACTAAGACTCTCGACACACCCGAATTGATTAAGACTGTTAAGGAACTGTACGTAGGCTGATCTGATCCCACGGGATCATAGATCGAATACGTGCTTCATAAACCACGCTTTGAACCTCTGCCTCCGAGTCATAACAGGCTCGGGAGCTTTTTGCTGCGCGGGAAATACGTCCGTAGGGTGCATTGGTACAGGCTCGTTTTTGATTGCCTCCAGAGCTTCCGCGATGGCTGGGAACTGTTGGTTGAAGATCTCACGACAGGCAATGGCGATGTCCATGTGCTCCTTCTGCGTACCGTTGGCACCTCGGAGATCGATGTAGTGCATCCATGAGCGGAGGGTGCCGTGCATGTAGATCCGACTCGGGGAGTTCATCGGCAGGACCTTACGGGCGCACTCCTTCGCCACTCCGGCCTCGAGCATATCATCGTAGAGCTCCTGGACCTCGGAGAATAGCATGCGCGTACGTTGCATGAAAGCGATGACAAGTTCCGGGTCGAGGTCGTCTACGGAGTTCTGACGGTTCTTGGTGTCCTGACGGCGTAACTCGGGAAGTTGGAGTTGGCCCAGGTCCTTCACATCGGCGTATCGCTGCGAGAACTCCTGAAAGCTGAACGATCTATGCCTGATGATCTGGGCGGCGATGTCCCTGGTGGTGTTGATCTCCACGGCCATAGAGGCCATCTCAAACGGGCTCCAGTGCCGGTGTTTGATGAGGTACTTGATGAGACGCGATGCCGTATCGTAGTTCCCCTGGTTCTTAGGTGCCGACACACGCGCCATGTCGGTGATGAGGTGCTCGGCCTCGGGGGTAGCGTGGACGAGTTTGACCAGTTCTTGCATAAAAAGAGAGGGAGGATTTCTCCTCCCATTTTATCATGGTTTTGGGGTTATGTCAAGGTCAGTAGACTTCTCTCCATTGGAGGGAGCAGGCTACGGACGCTGAGTCGCTCGGCCCGGTGGCGATCGTGCGGATAATAACCGCGTAGATCTCTGAGTCCGAGGAGTCGAAGTTCTGCGAGATAAAGTTCTTTTTGGAGGTGGTCAGGCCCCCCGTTCCAACTTCGCTACGTGAGTTCTGGGAAGTACCAGCGGAGGAGAACCCACCGAACAATGCCGAGGACCCAGTAGTAACGTACCCCGTGGCGTTAACGCAGTACTGAACTCCGCTACTGTTATCGTCGACGTTCGTCCAGACCAATCCACCAACGTCGGTAGTTGTCAGACTCGAAACGCCGGGCAACTTAACGATCCCGTAGCGGACCGGTTTCGTCTCCACGTAGAGACCGACGTTGGTAAGTATGGCGCTCATGCGGTTCTGCGTGCCGCCGAAGGTGTTTCTGAGGCGAATCGCCAGAACAGGTAGAGGTGATCCGCCCGGAGTTGGGGTATTTCTCATCGAGGTATTGGCCCTCTCCCAGTCTACGCCCGCCTCCTGGTAGCCTCCTTCGCTCTGCACAGTGGAGCAGATCTGGTCGAAAGATCCACCAGCAGTCGTGCCTGTATTCCTGATCTCGCATCTCACGGGGAGGTTCGGAGATGACAGGTACACCGTATCCCTCTCATTGGAGTGGAAGTACTCGTGGGCGATTATCATGGCTCCGTTGTGCACAAATCCACATCTAACCCTACCAACTCCTAACCACTGAAAGTCGATGAAGATAAGCTGGGTCTTCGTGATGTTTAGGTTGAAGCCGCTCGGGCCGGTGCCATCGCACCGATCCACGTTCCAGTTCGCCTGGGAGATACGGCTTCCGGTCTCCACGGGAGATCCAGTGACGTAGTTCCTAATCACCCAGTTGAGCGTGCCATTGCCGGTCTGCTCGAAATAGATTCCGTTCCTGTCATCGAAGTACCCGGTCCGCTTGGTTACATTGGTCTGTGCAGCGCCGAAGACGAATGAGGACAGGATGAGCTGGGATTTTCCTGGCTGGTACTGGTGATATAGTCTTGTCTGGTGGACGGCGTAGGACGCCGGGTCACTGGACGTGGAGAGGGTCGCCGCGGCTCTATTCGCGTTAAAGTTTACTGCACCTCCGGCATTGAGGCTATCTAGGAAGTTGGGGTCCAGCGCGTAGAGGTGCTTGTAGTCCCCGATGGTGTGTGGTTGGGAGATCCTCTGCCGGCCGAAAGCGTCTATGAATCCCGCCGAGGTTGAGGACGACGAGCTCGATAGCGAGTACGGATCGATGATTACTCCGCGCGTATCAGCGAGCTGATGGACGTAGAACATCCGGTTATTGGCTACGCTGATAGCCTCGTCGATGGGATGGGTCTCGCGAGGATTGCTATAAAAGGGCATGGGTCACATTCTCACATGTACACGTCGGTTTCCCAAGCAATAGAGCGAGTCGCAATATTGTTGTTAACGTCGTAGGTGAGGGTCTCGGTGGCTACAACTTTGCCAGACGCCCCGCCCTTCTTGTAGATTACTTGAGTAGGTCCGTGGGAAGCGGTAGCGCCGCTGTGCGCCTGGTAGTCATGGCCGGGAACCTCCCAGCCATTCTCGAATCCTGGATCTGCCATGATGTTGGGTGTATATTGGACTTTAAACCACTACTTGAGGATCCTAACCACCTCACCGAAGGGGAGGTCATCGCTCTTCACGCCGCCTGGCGAGATGCACCACAGGACCGGGCAGTCCGGCTCCTGGAAGTCGTTGAGTCGGGCGCAACCGTCGGTGAACACGATGCCCAACGTCTGCACGGTGGAATCCTCGCCATGGTCACTCTGGATCTTTTTCATGACATCGACGAATGACGTACCGCCTCCACCCTGGATTTTAGGAGTCTCCAGAATGTCCGCGATGTCGCCCTGGTGGTAGAGGTTAGTGTCGAAGTACCATAGGTCTCCGGAGATCTGCGGCAGGGCGTTAACGGCAAAGCGGAGTTCAGCGATAAACTCCGACAGGATCTCCTCGTCGACGCTCCCTGACGTATCCATGAACACCATGACGTGAATCCTACCACCTCCGAGGTCATCGAGGTACTGCCCGGAATGAATGAAGCGGCGATCGTAGCCCTCGAAGTCGGTGCGGGAGGCGGTGATGTACTTGTACAGAGCGTCCCTCCAGTCGATTGTTGGCTCGAGGAGGTCGTTGAAGATGCGCTTCAGTCCTGCTCCGTGGAGCCCGAAGGACTTCGTCCGGGCGATCGTGGCAGCTTTGTTGAGGATGTCCTTCCAGTTAATCTTTCTCCCAGGACCGTCCTTAGAATCACCGGATTTATCGCCAGAAGCGCCAGGTTTGTTGCCGTTGCCAGGCTGAAGGCAGTAATTAACGTCCCCGTCTCCCGTACCGTACTTCTTCCTGAGGTAGTCAGGATCCTTCTGCTGCTTCTGGCGCAGGATGTTGTAGATCTCGCGGACACTCAGGTGCTTGAGATCGTCGTCGTGGATCGCTTCTTCGGGCAGGGACATGCGGTTATCGCGGATGATCCCATTGACGACGATATCCGCGGCGATGTTGGAGGTCATCGGGTCGGTCATGAACACGTCCTTCATCCGCTCGATATGCTCCAGGGCCATGTGCAGTACCTCGTGGAGCAGGATGGACTGAAAGTGCTCCTGGGTCTGCGACTCCATGAAGGTGGGGTTGAGCATCAGGGTGCCGCCATCGGTGGCGGCGGTGGAGATGTCATCGGTGACTCGGTAGGGGGCGTTGAGCAGCAGGGTGCCGAAGAACGGCGACTCGCGTAGGAGCTTTACCCTGGACTTGACGAGGCGTTCTTCGATGGTTGGCATAAGCACTTCGGGGTATATAGTCATTCTATACTAGAAAACGCCCTCAGGGGGCGTCTTGTAGTCGGTTTGTAATGTGGCTACCGCTCTCGTACCCCGCAACGTACGCCGCGTGGACCCATTTGTACATGGCCTCCTTGAGTGTTTTCTCGTCTTTGGTTTCGCAGTCCGTATAGAACCACTCACTGCGGAAGGAGAAGTTGAAGAGTTCGTGGAACCACTCGGCGAATTCTTCTTCCGCATTGTCGCTCCAGTTCCAGTCGTTGGCGGGGTGGCGTGGTGCTGTCATTTGGCCCTCATGCAGGCGATCACCGCGTCCCTCGCGCTTCGGCCCTTGGCATGGAGCATGGGCCACCCGCTACTTATAAACCTCCAGGAGTGCTGTCCGTTCATCTGAGGTGAGTGCATCTGGAATTGGTTGAGCAGGAATTCTAGGATCTCGGCGTCTGTAGGTTCAGTCATAGATTCTCGGTTGCTGCGGGTCCTCTTTCCAACTCCTTATAAAGCACAGGTGCGGCTCCGTTTTATGATCCATCTGAGCCATCCAGTGCACGCCATTCTCGTCGATGGCATCGAGGTAGTGGATGCGGGTCTTGGGGTCTATGGCACGCGTGACCGAGACGAATTTCACTGTTCTTGTCATCTCATCCTCCGATGTCACCGTCAATTATAACAGGTTCTACCTCACCGCAGACAACTTCTGCGCTCATACTTTCCATAATCGCGATTATCTTTTCCATAGTTCGTTCTCTAGTTTCTTGTTTCCACTTGCTATGTCCAACAACATTCAGACTTCTGTGGAGGGTATCGACGACGACCATCAGGTCGGCAGCGTTTAGTTTGGTCATTTCTGGTTTTCCTGAAGCTTCAAGTACTCGTAAGAGTACTTACATTTCTGTGGTTGTTCCGTGCAGAACACAATACCATCATTCTTTCCATCTACCACACCATCATCAAACCCAAAACGAGTTCCTAAAAGAAATGCAACACCAATGGTTGCGAGAATACCAAGACAAACCGTTCCAATAGCAAAATCATCGTTCATTTTACTTTACCTCGTTAAAGAATACAGGAACTTCACCACACATTTTAGTTGCGGAATTGGTGTTTAGACCATAAGACTTCCTACATTCTATCACAATCTCATAGGTTTTTTGGAACATCAGTCGGTCCTGTTGAGTATTGTAAGTGTTCAGTAGTTCTACTGAAAGAAAATAGCCGGTCACGATGAGAAGTGGAATGACAAAGGCAAAGATAAGTGGTTTCATAACGCGTCGATCTCGTTGGCGATCTCCTCAAGGACGTCTGAGGGGTGCTGGAGTTCTCCCCAGTCGGTGCAGAGCCGGTTGGCGCACTCGTGGATCGCGGTGGCCAGGGCCTCTCTCATGTCATCGGTGGGCGGCGCGATCAGCTCACCGCAGAACTCGTTCCAGATGTGCTTCGCTCTCTCAGTCATAGTAGGTGTCCTCCTCGATCATTTTACGCATGGTCTTCTCGCTGATGATGTCCCGCTCCAGCTCGTGAGGCGGGGCGACTTTCAGATAGATCTGGTAGTGATACTCGTTCATGCACTCGGATGGAATGTAGCCATTGTACGAGCTAAGTTTCTTGATCGCTTTCATCATCAGCTCGTCTTCCTCCAGCTCCGTCACCGCACCCTCTCCATCTTAGGCAGTGGCTCGTCACCCCACTTCATCGGCGGGTCGTAGTTCACGGTCATCATCTCCGGCCACTTGCGCTCCGAATCCTCCGACTCCACAACTCCCTGCTCCACGGCCCTCTCCCACGACAGTTTGTGGCGGATGACGCAGTGCAGGTCGTACAGGATCCCGTTGTCTTCGGGCAGGGAGGGGTGACCGATCCCCAGCGACGAAACCCCTCCGTCGATTCCGGCAATCATGTACCTGGAGAGGATCTGGCCGATCAGCCTCATGTCCTCGTGGAGGTTCGTGTAGTCGACGGGATAGCGCAGAGGAAGGTAATCCTCGATCTCGCGCCACTGTCCCAACTGCACCCTCTGGAGCAGGTCCGTGGCATCCTGGATGGCTTTAGCCTGCTTCTCGGTGATCGTGAGTGTGTAGGTTTTGGTCATTGCTCTGCGGCGACAGTTTGAGGAGGTGCTGGAGGAACTGGTGGCGGGGGGAGGACGGGAGGTTGCACCGCCGGTTGTTTGGTGACTGCTGGCGCAGGTAGTTGCGCAGGAGCCGGAGGGTCTATGGTCTTGGTCTGTTGCTCAAGATCGGAGATCTGTTTCTGAAGCTCTGTGATATGCTGCTCGTAGGGGTTACTCTGCTCCTCGGCGGGTTTTACGCCGCTCTCCTGTGCTAACTTCCATCCTGCTGCCCCGGCGCCGAAGATGCTGGCCAGGGCTGCAACTACGGAAACAGTGGATTGGAACTTGCTCATACGGTGGGTTGGAGTTTGTGAGTTGGAAGGGAGTCAGCGGAGCTCAGCGAAGGAGCTCCTGGTACTTGGTGATGAAGGCCTTGATCTGCGGATCCTTAGCAACCAGCTTGACAAAAGTCCCCTGGAGGTTGTTGGCTTTCATGGCGATCATAGCGTCCCCCATGAACAGGCCGACGTAATCCTCCGTGGTGCCACCGATCAACCACTTCATGGCGTTGAAGAACGCTTGGGCCGACTTGGCGCGGGAGACAAGCGAGCCGCACACGGCGTACATCAACGAGGGTTCCTTAGGCACATCGATCTTCTCACCGGCGAGAACGGCGTCAACATCCGGCAGGCGGGAGTAGATGGATTGGTAGGCGTAGAACTCAGCGGCGGTACCTTCGCCCACTGCCGCGTCTACTTCCAGGCCGATGTTGAGGAGCGTGCTGGCAAAATCCCAGCTACGTGGCGATGGCCACGCGGTGGCATTCTTATTGAAGCTGAACAGCAACTGCGGGCGGAAGTTCAGGAAGGAGACGATCTGCTCGTTCACCCCGCTGCAGATGGCGTACTCCTTCCACGAGGAGAGATCCGACTCCACATTGAAGTGGATGAAGCGGTTGGCCACAGGCGCGGGCATCTGGGAAACAGCGGCTCGGTCTTCGGCGCGGTTCCCCGCGGCGACAATGAACCAGCCTTCGGGCACAACGTAATCGCCGACCTGTCGGTCGAGGATGAGCTGCTGAGCGATGCTCATCATCGAAGGCGAGGCCATGTTGAACTCGTCGACAAAGAGGATGCCCTTGCCCTCGGTGGGTAGGAAGGACGGAGGGGCGAACTTAGCCTGCCCGTTCTCAATGTAGGGGAGGCCACGGATGTCCGTAGGAGCCAGCTGGGAGATGCGGAGGTCTGTGAGCTGGAGATCGTTCTCCGCGGCAACTTTTCTCACGATGGAGCTCTTACCGATACCCGGGGGCCCCCACAGGAACACCGAGTGCTTAATGCCATTGGAGATGACCTTGGTGAGGGCGGACTGGACGTCGGAGATGGTTGCCATGGAGGATTCAGGTTTGTCCCCTCATCCTACCAGAGACAAGGGGCCCCTCGCGGGACCCCTGTGACAGTTCTTAAAGTGGCCTCGGGGCTACGCCCCTCGGAGTAAGACCGGCTCAGGCGATATCCACGGACTTGGGTTTCTGTTCCTCGGGTACGAGCTTCTCCAGCTCCACGGTGAGAAGGCCGTGGGCGAATCGCGCGCTCCGTACCTCTACGTCCTTGCCAACATAGAACCTAGCGGAGAAGTCCCGGCGTGCCATGCCGCGATAGGTGTACTCCCGCTCCTCTTTCTTATCAGAGTTGGTCTTACTCGAGACGACGAGATGGCCATTGTCCATCTTGACGTCGAGAGAGGCTTTGTCGTAACCCGCCAGAGCAAACTCCATGAAGTAGGTGTACGGGCTTCCGTCGAGCATCCTGTACACGTTGTACTTCGGGAACGAAGTCTGCTGCTTGGGCGCCTCGAGCATGCTCATGGCCAGGTCGAGTAGGTCCTTCTCGTGCTTCATGGAAGCCTCCGAGTTGAATCGTTTGTAGGATTGCGGGGTTGTGAAGAATAGGTCGATCATCGGTTTACCTTGGATAAGCGTAAGTAGGGCCGGCCCGAAGTGGCGCCTTCCCTATCTATATTATAATCCAAGGCTGAGCTGAATCGCCGGTGGAGATCCCCACTCTTTCGGTAGCAATTCCCCACCCGTGGCCTCACGGGCGAAGATCTCCTTCATCTCCTGGTGCGGAAGTCCGCAATAGCTGGCGGCCTGGGGAACGTTCCAGCGTGCGGTATAGAGCATATCGAGTGCGTGGTCGAGTTTTACCCTATCCGTCATTTAGCGGTGGCGATGATTCCCCAACCCGTTCCCATACCTTCTACCATCCACCGCTTATTGAAGTTTGCGAAGGAGTAGCGCTGACTAGCGCCATTGGTGGAGCCGTAGTAGCCTCCGTTGATAAGATCGAGTTCGCCGTACGGGTCATGAACGATATACTCGCCGGTGGTCTTATCGTAGCCGATAATGCACACCCAGTGCCCGCCACCCTTCGGAGCGGATACGTGGCCGTGGTGGAGGATGGCTGCTGGAACCGGGATGTTCTGGTCGATCTGGGACTCGATGTCTGCCTGGAAGAGGTTCTGGCGATGGGCGGCGGTTACTTTGAGATCGCGTAGGGCCCTAACTTGGGCGCTAGGATCGGTGGTGTCACCGTACTTGAAGACGTAATTCTTCATGTAGTAGTCGTCTTCCTGCTCCGCAACCTGGATAGCACTGGGGTTCAGGTAGTCGGCCATCATAGCGCAGGAGCTGGAGAAGCACATGCGGTGGGCGTGAGTGGTGGCACTATCGCGCTGCGGAAAGTACTTCACCGTGAGGATGCGGGAGCCAGTGGACGATTGGTTCGGTCTAGCGGCTCCGGTGCGCGCGACTTGCCAGTGGGGGTTGTAGATGTACCACACGCCAGCTCCGTAATCGAGCGTGATCTTGGAGTGAGAACCCTCGTCGACAATATCGATGACGTTGTAACCCTTGCCTTTCTGCACCTCCTTTCTCTGGTTGTAGGAGAGCTGGTAGGATTGGATCGGCTCCTTTTTCAGTAGAGTGTCCTGCAGAGCGATGATCTGTGTCTTAACCATTTTGTCTTTGATAGAACCTTTGGACCATAGCGCGCCTTCCGCGATACGGCGTCTCTTCAACCCCACCTCGACACTCGAGCCCGGATTGCGGTAGAGGAGCAGGGCCTCGGGCACTAGATCCCACTCCTTATTACGTAGCCTGCGGCTGATAGTCTCGAAGCCGTCGGATCCGTAGAAGTTGGCGCCCAGGTTGTAGGCGAAGCTGAGAAGCGCGCCGATCTGCTCGTCGGACATGGAGCCGAAGTGCGGGATCTTCGCCAGGGCGGGCAGATACGCGGTTAGGAGTTGATGCTCCAGGAGATCGTCGGCCTCGTCTTGGGTGATTTCCTCTCCGAGAGTGAAGGGAGACCCGTCCTTCTTGCGAGTAGATCCCCACCCCACCGTGTAGGGTTTGCCGCCAGAGAGCGGATCCGGATAAGCTTTGAGGTGGCAACCCTCGAACCTCTTGATGAGGTCAATGCCAGATTTAGGTAGTTTCATTCTTCTTCGTCTCCGTCGCCAAAGCCCGGAGGATAGTTTTCAGCCTCAAAGCGAACGCCGAGGATCTGGTCGGAACTGTCGATCTCCTCAACCTCGGGGTGGTTGGGTGAGGATTTCATGAGCTCCTTGATCTTTTCTGGGATTGCGTCCTTGCTAGGAGCTTGGACTGCTTGAAGGCCGGGAATCGAGAATCCGGAGCGCATCGATGTAACCGACTCGAACTTCTCTAAAAGGACTTTCTTCTGCTCGATATCGAGCTCTCTCTCGGTGGATTCCAGATTCCACTTAGTCAGGAGGTGGCCTAGACCCACAACCCAGGAGAGGAGTCCTAGGCCCCAGGTCGAGAACAGGAAGATGTGCAAGAGGACCGTGGTCATATGGACTCCCGCTTTCGCGATAAGTATTACTATACCTACTTTAAACCACGAGGCCGGATCTGTCAACCCCCGCCAGGGGGCGGATTATACCGACTTAGCTCCTCTGCATCTCCACTTCTTACGGGACAGGCACATGGGAGTGTTGCGGTCGGGACCGGAGCAGTCCATACCTTCAGACTTCATGTCCCCGAGCGACCTCGCGCAGTAGGAGTCGCCGCGCTTGGTGCCAGGAGCGATCTTGTAACCCTTGGCTCCGTAGCGAACCTTGCGGGTGTTGCCTGTTTTCGGGTCCTTGTAGGTGTGGGTGTACTTCTTACCGTCGTCGGCGTATTTGATATCGCCTTGGGTGACGGGGTCGCCGGTGGCTAGGGTGCGCCAGTACTCGTACTCGTTGTCGGACATGTCGGCGTTGTCGTCGGGGTTCATTTCCGCGTCGAGCATCTCCGACTTGTCCTGATCACCACGGCGATGCTCCTCACGATTGGAGCGCCAACCTTCGGGGATTCGTGGTTCGGCCATTGAGGCCGCCTTGGTAATTTTTAGTCCTTCAATGTTGGACATTCTACGCCCAAAGGAGGATTGTTCTTCTGATCTTCTATTCATAATCCTATTTTATCAGAGTTGTTGTAATCTTATCACGGTATGTTTACCGGCGTTTCTACTAAATCCCTCTTTTTTACCTATGACTTTGAACTTCGCTCCTGGAGGGAGCATGTGCTCCTTTTCATTTTCAAAGCGACTAATAGGCGAAATGTTTCGCATCTGATCGCTTTCAACCTCGAAGACAATGTTTTGGTCGGAGTCTCTGTCGCCCTTGAGAAACCGATCGATCACTGGCGCGCCTCCGCTGGTAAAACTCGAAAAACCTGGATCTTCGATTACGTCCCCTTCACCGAGAGAGTTAAGTTGGCGGATAAAGTCACTAGCTTTCCTACCCGTACCACTTTCTTCCCACACAGATCCACTCACGGCTCTATGAAAGGTTCCTGCGGGGGCTTTTGGAAGGGCCTCTATAGCGCTTTTAAGATCCTCAGTGGCCTTTCTTATCTGGGCCTCGGAGGGTTTTGGTTTATTGCCAAATCGTTGGTCTGGTGAAAATTCAATCTTACCCGTTCTAAGGAGGGAGTTCATGTTTAAGTCCCACTCCGAGGTATAAGCGTTAAGACCGGAAAGTTGCTCATCGGATAGTGCGGCATACGGAGCAAATCTGCGCTTCCTGTTCTCTTCGTCTGTTTTGGCCTGCTCTGGATCTGGATATATGGACTTTTTAGTTCCATTGGCAATTTTCTCTCTTGCCCAAGCGGAAAACCCACCGTATTGCTCCGCCTCTTCTGGCGAGAGCTCAATTTTTTTCTGAGAGTTGGTATTGGGCTGACGCGTTTGCGCGGAATGCCCGCCCTTCTGAGAGACTTCTTCAGGTGAGAGTTTTCTTGGAGGAGCCGGTTTTTGTCTTTGTAATTTCCAAGTACGACCAGATTTTACAACCGGCCTGCCATCAACGTCGAACCAAGTCGTTGCCTCGGCTGGTTTACCTGGTTTAAGCTTTACTGAAAACTCTGTGGACTTAACCCCCCAGCCCTCTGGAACGTTAATCTTTGTAGACACGATCGCTCACGCTCCAGCCGTCGGGCACGGTGATCCCTGATCCCCGCGAAGATGGGATTGCTTAGTGATCTCGGGTCCTACAGTTTCACCGTAGGATCTACTAACCGACCAACCTTCTGGGATTTTGGGTTCTGACATGTTGGTGGGATTCTTCTCTCTATTCACCGGAGAGAAGGAAAAATCGTTCATACGATCCGGTAAATTAGATTGTGTAGTCATTAGATCTCCTCAAAAACGTAGTGTGGAATATCACTATCAAGCTTTCTGCTATAGGTTTTATCAACCTTTGCAAGTTTGTACTTTGATCCAGGAAGAGCTATGTGCTCTCCCTCATCGTACTCCATGATCGGAGAAACATTTCGTGCCGTCTTCGAATTGATAGTGATTACGGCGTTAGGCATGTCTTTTTTAATAAACATTTGTATGGACTTTTCCTGATCCGAGTAAGATCCAAAACCCTTATCTTCGTAAACATCGCCGGGTTTAAGATTCGCAAGCTGTGATACTACGTCCCCAGATAACGCCCTGTGAAGTGCTCCTTCTTTAGGCGGTAATTGTTCAAGGCCCTTCCTAAGATTGGTGTTAATGAACTTATTCATCTCCACGTCCTCCGGAGATAGTCCCTCCGTGCTTCCAGTGCGAAGTTGCTTATTTAAAATCGCGTAGAATTGAACTCCGTCTTGGCCATATAGTGATATGGCGGACTTTTGCTCGTCAGAAAGCGCTATGTACGGCTTCATCCTTTCTATGTTCTCTTTATATTTATCAGAGTTTGTATCGAGCTCGTCATCAAAAGGACCTTTACCTAGTTTCTTATTGATTCTATTATTAGTGCTTCTAGTTGCGTTATTTATTCTTTCGACTTGTTTTTCACTTAATTTTGGACCGCTATTCTGCTCGGGTTGCTGTTTCTGAGCCTCGGACTTTACGCCACTATTGCCGGGGGATTGTTGACTATTAGTCCTCGCAAGTTTCCATCCCCTTCCAGAACGCACTACGGGCCTTCCCTGTATATCCTGCCATTGAGTGGCTCCTGGAGGTTTTCCAGGTTTTAACTTAACGGCAAAACTCTCTATATTCCAGCCTTCAGGAATCGATATAGACACGGTCGCTTACGCTCCAACCGTCGGGTACAGAGATCTCGGAGTAGGATTCCTCGGAGTTGTCGGAGGACTTAGGAACGCAGTTAGGAACGGGCTTTCCACCCTTACCCTTCTTCATTCCAACCATCTCGTAGTCTTTCCAGCAGGGATCGGAATCCTCAGCGCTATCTGCTGTCTCATCTTTGCCCATGGCGCTTTTGATCGCTTTATCGCGGGCCATCATGTAATCATCGGAATCGATGTCTCCGTCCTTGTCGTGGTCCTTCTTCTCGCCCATGTCCTGTGCCATTTCGTCTTCTCCTGGGTGTGATAAGTGCTGGGTTACTGCGCTGAGGTAATCTTGAGCTTTGGTGATCTTGGCCTGGACCCACTCAGGAAGGTCGGTCATCTCGGAGACCATCTCGTCGATCTTCTTGGCCATCTCCACGATCGAGCGGATGTCCCCTTGAGCCATCTGGCCCTCCTCGGGCTCGGCGTTATCCGAGGAGTCCTTAGACTTCCCGGCTTTGTCAAGCGCGATGGCGATAGCCTGCTTTTGAGGCTTACCGGACTCCATCTCGGTCTTGATGTTCTCGGAGATGGTCTCCTGACTCGATCCTTCTTTGAGTGGCATGGGAGTAAATTACTGTACGGGGCGGCCGGATACCGTCCTCCAGCCCTCGGGGACCATAAGTCCACCCTGCTCGCAGTTATCGGAGGTGCTATCCTCGGTCTTGGGAGCGGGCTTTTTGGACTGGGTCTGCTTATTACCCTTGAGCGTCTCGTCGCTGGGTTTGCGCTTGCCCGCCTTTGCGTAAGCAATCGCAGCGGCCTGGGCCGGAGTGTACTCCTTACGAGCCGGATCTTTGTACGGCGGATCGTAACCCGCGTCGCCATCGAGCAGGGACTTAATATTCTCCTGGATGACTTTGTCGGAAGATCCTTCGCGTAAGGGCATAAACAGTACCTTTATTAGACTTTAAACTTCGCGGAAGCGTTTGTCGCTAGAGTTGGGGGTGGGAGTAGGCGTGAGTCAGCGCCCACGAGATCCCAGTTATCACCATGGTGAGGATAGACACCGCCGAGATGATCGCGTTGGTCATTCTTTCATCTCCGTATGCGCGAGGAGTAGGATGCGATAGATGATGTAGGCCGTGCCGGACAACCCGAGGCCCAGAATGATTATAACCCCCCACGGCAAAGCGTCCATCAAGATCTAGACTCCTGTTCGTGAATCCATGTTTTTAGCCCAGAGACGTACTCTCTGAGCAGGATCGCCTGCTTCATGTGCCACACATCCCCCGTCTTAAAGTACAGGTTGATGTGATTGTCTATGGCCTTGAGTATGTTGTGTATTGGAGCGTTCCAACACTCTCGGACTGGAGTGTTCCACTCGCGAGGCACGTTACTCCTCCTTGACGGACCAACCGTCCGGCACTGCGATCTTCAGCTCTTTCTCCTCGCACTGGAGTACGGGTGATTCCTCCTTCAACTCTATGTTCTTATCTTTGCCTTTGGGTCTCTTCTTGATGCCGACCATGCCTTCACCACCGGCACGTACCTGATCCATGTTCATCATAACGTTAAATACCTAGCATCTCGTCGAGGATCTTGTCCTCGATAATCTTTCCACTATTGATCTCCGCGAGAGCATCGCGTTTCTCCTCAGCGTGGCAGACCTTGGTGATCTCCTGGAGCAGGCTGAGCACGTTCGCTCTCTCCCACTCGGGAATCTCGCCGAGTGCGCTCAGCTCCTGGAACTTCTGCAGGATCTCGACGAGGATGATGTGCGACAGTTCACGTATCATGATCCAGTTATCCCTCACCTCCTCGGTTTCCACCTCCTCCTGGAGTTGGTTGGAGGATTTGACGAGTGAGATGAGGGTCTTGCCGACGTGGGCGATGGATTTGGGACCGATCTTCTCCAGATCGATGTTCTGGAGCTGGTCGATTATCATCTGCTGAGCATCAGCGCCGAAGTCAGCGAAGTTCTTGTGGACTTTTGTACGTGCCATGGAGGCTTATAGCGCGAAGGAGTATTTTACCATAGCGGGCTCGCTTCCCTCCACGGAGTAGAAGACCGCGATCTGAGCATCCCCGGACTCGGAGAGCGATACCTTCACGTCTAGTTCGGTGACGACTGGGAGGAAGCCGAGGAGCTGGGATCGAAGCGACTGGGCGAGTGTGTACTCGTCGATAGTCTCGAAGAGAAGCTCGGGGATGCCAAAGAATGGTCTGTAGACTCTTTCACCTATTCTTGTGTCAAGTATCTCGCGGATCTGCTGGCCGATTCTGTCGTAGTTGGCTGAGAGTTTAAGCCCTCCATTGCCATCGAGCTCGAGAGGGTACTTGAGCCCCTGCATCGTGGTCTGGGTGACGGAGGTGGGTAAGGACGTCTCGTCGAATAGGACCTGGGGGTTTCTGCGCTCCGTCTGCGCCAGCTCGTAGCGGTCGGCGTTGGTTATGTCGCGGAGGGCGAACTGGTTCTTGATCTTTGCCAGCTCTGCGGAGTCGATTCGAGCGGTGATCTGGGGGAATTGCTGTGGCATATCAGGCTACTGCTCCTCTTGTTACTGTGCTATGAGTGACTTCGTTCCAGGCGTCCTGGATGATGGCGAGGACTGGGCCACGAAGAGACTCTACGTCCCCGGCGCCTATATTGCCATTGACGTTGATGGCGATGTTAAAAGTAGCATTTGCGGACTGAGACGAGTTTTGCCCTGCTGATGCTAAAAGGTTGTTGAGAGTAGCGTTGTTGGTTATGGTCCCGCTTCCCGTAGCGGTCCACAGCTCTGGCCCGCGCTCTCCAACCAGATAAGTAGCTCCACGTTGAGTTACCCCTCCAATGGCTTGCGGTTTATTTCCTTGCCCAACAAAGTTTGTTATATTTTTCCAAGTATCTTGTAAAACCTGGCCCAAGTTAAAGTTGGAAACAGAGTTTAGCATGGACTCCCCCAGTCCCTTACCAAAATCAAGAAGTCTTTTGGGAATGTCTGTTGTTAGAACTGTTAGACCCTTAGTAAGTAAGGAGGGAATACTATTAAAGAATTTAGAAATCTCATTCCACGCTTTTCCTATCAACGAAATAGCGTCTTCGGCAAATTTCCCTAAAGCCTCAGTGATAGGCCTCATAAAGGGCGTAGACGCTAACGCCCTTCCGGCCATATCGCCCAGCATACCTCCTATCACAGTACCCACCGGGCCTGCAATAGCAGTGCCTACTGCTCCTCCAACAGCCCCTCCTGCTAAGCCTAGAAGTTCTGTGCCAGCTTGCTGTCTCTGAGATGTCTGCACTTGTTCCTTTTCGTTGGGACTTAATCCCTCACTCGCGTTAGCACGAAAAGCTGAGGCTAACGTAACTGCTGCTACCACGCCACCCAGAGCCCCTCCTACTCTTACTTTCCTACCGAGTCCTCTGATCCCCCGGCCTAAAACCGCTCTCGTGCCGCCCGAGCCGTACATGCGGTTAAATCTCGCTGCAACATTCTGGCGACTTCTATCTAGAGATCCAGGGAATGCAACATCGCCGCCAGTATCAAATAGGAACTGACCTGCTCTAGAGGCAAGACCCGGACGATTTCTACGAGCACTGGTGTAAGGATCCAGCGCCTCATCCATTGGGAACCCGCCAGCGCCCAGAGGAGGAACCGAAGAAACCCCTCTTCTTGGCCCAGCGTATCCTAACTCCTGCACCCTTCTTCTTCCAGCAGCTCTTCTGTCAGGGCCATCTACATCTATATCAGGGCCTCCACCTCCGAGTAATCCTCGGCATACACAATCTCGTATTTGGGTGACTAGGGCTATCATTCTAGCCTGGAAGCCTCTCTCGCCACCTTCCAATAACTGGTCTCCAGTTCTTCTTGCCCACGAACCGAATGGACTACCCAGCCTTCTGTTTATGGCCCCCCTGATTCCTCCCTCTCCCGTCCGAGCTTCTCTCAGCTGGCCAAGTAACCCGGCTCCTCCGGCAGCAAGACGACCCGCTCCTAGACCCAACCTAAGGGCAATTGCTGTGCCAATCGCCTGGCCAATTATTCCTCCCTCCGTAAACAACGAACCGAAGAGCTTAGCGATAGTGCCAGGGAGAACCTTTACCAGCTCCAGGGCAATGCTTCCCGCCTTCTCGAGCAACGCCCCGCCAACTTCCCCAAAGAACGAGATAATCGTCTTTCCTAACTCGCTGAGTATCGTGGAGGTAACGGACGCTCCACCCTCTGCCTCCTTAGAGATGTCCTTGCCTCTAATCGCGTCGCCGATCTGCTTGAAGAGCCCTCTGACCGCTTCGCCAATGGCGCGTATCTGCACGTTGATCGGTTCGGGCTGGAAGGATCCGGACTGAGTCTGATCGTAGATGGCGGTGAAGAAGTTCTTGATGTTGGAGAAGACTCCCTGAACGAGTTTCACAACGTTCTGGAAGGCCGGGTCCTGGATGAACTCGTTGAGTTTATTGAACTGGCGGGTGATAAACCTAACGCCGATAATGATTACCTTGAGCGGATCCTCGATCCCGAAGATCTTGCCAATCTGCTTAAAGAAATTGACGAAAAGCCCCTGCTGGCCAAATACGGAGTTTATCAGCTTCTCCGTCTCATCGAAGATGGTAGTCTTGTCCCTAACGGACATTGTCACCTGGCGCAGAGAGCCGAAAACTCCCTTCTCAGGATTGAAGAGTCTGGTATTTAAGTCCTCGATAATTCCCCTAAACCCGTAGGCCCTCCTAGCCATATCGGTGAGCTGCTTGTTGAAGGCCGGGTCCTGTATTATGTTTAGGAGAGCTTCGGATCTCTGCTGAGCATTAGTCATCAGATCCACTTGGCCCGTGGATCTGGCGAGCTGAGTGCCTAGGAATGACTGAGCAGCGTCACCGGAGTTTATCATCTGTCCGGCGGAGAGCTGCCCCATCAGGAACTGGCGGGCGATTCCGCTAAAGTCCTCGCCTAGTCCAGCTCGGCGGAAGTCCCTCTGGAACGATAGGACACCCTGGCCCAGGGCCTTACGCATATCCTCGGAGAGGTTCGTAGAGATGAACGGAGTAGCCGCGAGTGCTTTCTGTATATCCTGAGCGGTCCCTCCGGCCTTCACCGCGACCTCGTTGAACGCCGAGGAGAATTGGGTTGCGATGTCCATGGACGCCGCTGACGCGAATCCTTTGAATGTCTGTGTAAGTAGCGCGGCTTGGTTCTGAGCGGCACGAAGGCTTTGCCCGGCTTGCAAGCCCTGTTCCCCTATCGCTTTCTGAAACTCGCGGTTGATCTGCCCGAGCGCGTTGCGAACAACATCGAGCTTGAGCCCGCTGACAAGGAATTTGTTATCGAGCTGGGATGAGAACCGCTTGAACTCGTTGAGAGCGCGGTCGGTGTTTGCCCGGATATCAAGAACGACGGAAGTTACTGCCATTATTAAAACAATCCAGGACCTTGGCGTCCGCCACTCGGTGTGGCAAAACTGCCGCACTTATTGCTATTGAATTCCTTATTCACTACCGATAGTATATTTTTATAGCAAGTAAGCAGAGCGCTATTGGCATTCCTATCTTTAGTTCTAACGGATGCGTTACCTGAGTTATTCCAAGAATACTCTATGCTACTAGTTTTTGTACACTTCGCGCCCAAAACTCCTTCTCTCATAGAAGGCTTATAAAAAGAATTTCCAGAGTACTTCTGGAAAGTTCTCTTATATTGCTCTAGATTTTGCTTAAATACGCTTCTGGTATCTGATTTTAAAATTCCTAGAGGTCCGTATTCCAGTCCTCCGACACCTTCTAATTTAGATTGCACTTCGTTAATAATTCTTTGCAGATACTCTCTATCCGAAACGATTGATTTACATTGACCGGCGATATTAACTGAAGAAGAGGGTTTCTGGGCGGGACTCTGAGCGGGGCCGGGATTAGGACTTTCCGTGCTGGGTGCAGCGGTGCCTGACGGATTATTCGCTGAACTGCCCGAAACTGCAGGATTGCCTTCAGTGGCCAGGCGTCCTGGCCTGGCAACATCCACGAAGCCGTCATTTATCGTCCACTCCGGCACCTGCTCCAGAGTAAAGGAGAGCTCGGCATTGACCACCTCCCCCTCGTCCCACATCTTCTCCTTGATATTAACGTTCTTGATCACGCACGGGCCGAACACCCTCTTCCCCCACACGAACTCGAGGACGTGGGGGCCATGCTGGCCCTCACCGTCGCGGGCCATAAAAAGCTCGATGAGTCCCTGCTCCAACACCTCGACCTTACGCCCGAACACGAACCCATTGAGCAGTACGGAGTTGAATTTGAGCTGGGCGTTCTTGTTGTGGCTCCAGTGCAGGGGTTGTCCTGAATTGCCCTTATCGCTCACTCCCCACGTCTCGGCGTTCTTAAACTCCGGCCCTACCTCCAGTTCTAACTCCGAGGGGTTGAAGAGGAACTGCCACATCATCTCGCCGGTGGCCGGGGCCGTAGTCCCTGCGCCCATCGCCCCGCCGGAGTACGCAGTAGGGCCTGTGGGTAAGCCTATAAGCGCCGATCCCACTCTCCCTAGAGAGCCCCAGAATCCGTTCGGGTTGGCGGATTTCACCGTGCCTAGCGCTGCGCCCTTGGCCGCCGATGCACCACGGGACGGGGGTGTGGCGACATTCGACTGGGTTGTTTGTGCTGTGCTACTAGTCGGGGTTTGCGACGCCAGGGCTTGCTGCCTGCCGAGATCGATCTGAGCTTCCAGAGTCTGTATGTTGGCCTCGGCCACCTCGATGGGATTATCCACATCCCCGTATGGATTGAAACCGTAGGTGCCTTTGACCGGGTCGTAGTTGTTCGCCACCGAGTCACGGTTCTCTATCGCCGCTTCGAGCTGGTCTCTCAACTCCTGCTGCGAGTCGGCTGACGCGTTGGCCGCTGGGGCGGTATTGGCGGCTTGCTGAGCTGTACCCGCTCTCTTCCAGATTCTTATGTACGCTGTATTGCCACGCATCGAGCCATCACCCAAAGCTTTCTGAAACCCGATAGTTTCTAGAGCTGAGTATACCTCGAGGTTGCCCCCAAAGAAACTACGAGGCGCCCCAAACCCTGAGGAGGCGGGCGCTTGACCCTGACTCTCCTGAGGACTTGGGGCTTGGGAGTTAGCCTGGGCCCGGGCTGTATTCTGTTGGATGAGTTCGTCTCTTCCGGGCATCTGACTCGGCCTGCTGGCACTATACTGAGTCTTTAAACCCTAACCCGTCATTGGTACTTCCAGATGTAGGGACGAGTGGATGGAGGAGAGGGCTCTGTTTGATTAGAAGTTGTCGTTTGATTAGTGTTAGAAGCTGTGCTAGACTGGGGAGTAAACAGCGGAGAACTGTCAAAGGCTATTAGACCCTTATCCACCGAGAACTCTCCCCTGAACACTTCAGAACCGAGCTTGCTAAATAGCTCCGAGTCTTTAGTGGTGAAGTACTGGCTTCCAGCAGCCAGTGCTTGCTGAGTAAATGTTACTGAGTTCCCAGATCCAAAGCCGTAGGTGTAGGAGTTTTCCATGCCTTTTCTTCGTCTTTAATCTACACCGGGTCGTCGGCGTGTGTGCTGCTCCACTCGATAGCGTTCATCACAACGCTTTTAGCATCCCAGTCCCAGTCCGCAAAGTACGGGTTCTTCTCGATGGATTCTAGCATCCACTGGTACGCGGCACTCCCAACCACCTCTGGCATCCGGGACAATCGACTTGCATTACGCCATACGCACTCGTACCTCGATCCCTTAGAGCCGTCAAAGGTCTCCACGTCCTTGAGAATCCCTAGGACCTTACGTTTGACGTAGGAGCGTTTGGATGCGGAGAGGCCGGCGAGCAGTGCCCTCTGGACCTTGGCATCTCCCCACTCGGTGCTGTCAGGCTTGGAGACGTTCCGCTCCCCCTTCACCAGGAACTTCTCCGCCTCGACGGATTTGGCGATCTTCTCCAGCGTCACCACCTTCACAACTGAGTCGGAACTCACGCTAACGATGGAATCGGCACGTGAGCCGAAGTAGAGCCTAGCGACATCGATGCACTGCTTATCCGCCCCTTCGAAAGCGTGAGCGAGTGCCGTGGAGTACAGTCGAGCGGTATCGAATTCGACAATCTCCTTCTCGACAAAGAGGATCCCACGGAGCTTGAAGTGCTCCGGAGTGCTGGAGAAGGAGTGGTGGATGAGGTTGAAGTGGATACCCAAGGCCTCGGCTTGGGCTACTACGTCCTCCACGCTCTCACCATTATCGAAGTCCAGCGCAAACACCTGGCAGCTCTTGAAGAGAGCCTCGATGCGGCGTGGACGCTTCCACTGCGGGCATTCGTTGAATACGAAAGGGCTCCAGGTCTGGCCACGCGAAACAAATCGTGCCAGGGAGGTCGGAGTGACCTTCTCGATCTCGGAGCCGATACGAGCGCCGATGACACGGACCTCGGAGCGTGGGTTACCGAATTTGTCTACCTGGTCCTTGTACTGGAGTTTGGTGGAGGGTTTATGGTCCCACTGCTCGTGGTCGAGGGAGATTAGGGCGGAAGTCTTCATGGGACTATTATAGGATGGGAGGAAGGGGCCCCCTTCACTCATTGTCACAGTTTTGCATCTGGCTGGGACCCCCTTCACACTTTTTGAGGGTCGTAGGTAGGATCGTAGATCCAGTCAACGTTGGCCTTGGTGGTGTCGGAGAAGATCGGCTCCAGCTCCTCCTCGGTCATCTTGGAGACGATAGACTGTGCCAGTTCGTAGATCTTGTTCTTCTCACCCTTCACCATCTCCCAGGTCCGGACGATGTGCGTCATCTTCTTGCCCATGGAGAAACCGTCGCGGAGTCGGAGGACTTCGAACACGTTCTCCGTGGTAAGAGCAACGTCCTTATCATTCTTGTAGGCGTTGAAGATCTCATAAGCTTTGTCGATGGAGGTGATGAGGAGTTTGCGCTGAGCCCAGTAGGGGTGCCACTGAGACCGCTTGCGGTCATTCCAGTTGTCCTTGAGAAGGTTACGGAAGTTATCGGCTCGTTTGTCGATCATCAGGAACCGAGTGGCCTCCAGCACCTCGGCGAGGGAGCCGAGTGTCAGCTCCGGCAACCAGTTGCCCTGGGCCTGGCGATGGCGAATGGCGTAGGCCAGGAACCCGAACCTGATGAAACACTCGAGGGAGTTCTTGTGGATCTGGATTCCCATGTAAGGGAGTAGGGACTCGGAGTAGAAGTGGACATCATCGGCCTGCTGGCACTTACTCAGGAAGAAGTCGGTGCAGTCGCGAAGTACTCGGAGGTAGAGCGACATCGGGTCAGTCTCGTATTTCTCACAGAGCCACTTAATGTGGGAACCCGGATGGACGTCGTGGCCCTCTTTGTCGCTGATCTCCTCCAGCTCAAAGAGCCGGTAGGTGGAGATGGGCGCCAAGCGGCTGATCGCTCCGCTGTCGAGCGAGTAGGTGATCTCGGGTTTCCACTCGTTGCAGTTCGCCAGGATGACGGTGTTGGCAACCACCTCGATCGCATCGGTGCCTTTATTCTCGATCTTCTCCGTACCGCCGGTGACCACGGACTTGAAGCTGTGCGCCTTCAGCATCCGCTCGAGGCTATCTAGAGTCAGGTCGTCGTTGTAGGCCAGGTGGGATGTCACCACGCTGCCCTGATTGAAGCGTGAGCCGAAGTCGCCCATGGAGGAGACATCGTAGCCAACGTACTTCATGGCGTTGAGGATGCCATTGAGTGTCAGTGTCTTGCCGACTCCGGGCTCGCCGATCACCACCCCAGCTTTACGAAACCCGTGCTCGAGGACTTTGTGAGTGCCCGGGTGGACTGCGCCTGTCCGGCCAACGCACGCCCGGCCGATGATCAGCTTCATCATTTGAGCCTCGTGGTGAGGGAAGATACGGATGATGTTCTCAAATCCTAACTTTTGCAGCTCCTCCGAGAACCACTCCTTCTCCGGAACGTAGGCGTAGGTCTCGCGCACGGCGTCTTTGCGACCCTGCATAGTCGCTGGCGAGTGAGCGATACCGAGCTGGTACTGTCCGCCCCCGAGCTTCTTGTGCCTCATGGCTTTGAGGTTCTCGACGCCTAGCACGTGGTCGGTGATCTCGCTGCTGCGACCGGATCGGTAGACGAAGAGCGGAGTCGCAAACTCCTGCTCGTCGGCGGAGAGCTCGTGGAGAACATCCTCGTCGAGGATTGTTTCCTGAGCGGTCTCTAGGCGGATCTCTGACGCGGGAACGAGGAACTGGAACCAGTCGGGAAACTTCACCGATTTCGGAGCCAGAGGATCCTTGCCCGGATTATGCTCCTCGTAGAGGGAGTGGTAGCCGGTGAGTTTAGCGTCGTAGTTGAATCGGAGATAGTAGCCTCTGTTCTCGGCCCAGGCCAAGATCTTCTTGTGCATCCGAGACGGGCCAATGGCGTCGGACGCAAGCGTATCCTTCGCCGATGAGTGTCCTTGATTCTTCGATTCTGCCATGCAATAAAAAAGTCCCATGCTAGATGGGACTATTATAGATCAGTTGAGGGGCCTGAGTCAAGAGCCTGTGACCAGTTGTGATAGTTGCTCCTTGATGGAGGTTCGAAGGTCCTTGAGGCCACGGAGCAGTGCTCTCAGCTCCTTAACGCACTTCTTGTCGTCGGCCTCGCGACACTGCCGCAGGTTCTCGGTCTCCTCTTTTATCTTGGAGTGCGTCTCAGAATCCTTGAGAGCGAGGTCTTTGCACTTCTCAAAAATCTCAATGTCGGAGACTTTCTCCATGCAAAGAGTCCTATTCCGGCCAGTGAGCTCGGGGTGGGAGTTCTCGCGTCTGGACTTAGCGGCTCTGGAGAAGAAAGAGGTCTTGTCCTCATGCCAGGTTGCAGGGATTTCCGGGAGGAAAAGTCCCTTTCGTAAGAGAAAGGTTCTTGCGGACAGCATGTGATCTGACCGGTTGGATGGAGTTGTATTGTTAAGTACTTTGAGTAGGCGCTTGGTATCTTCTTCTGTAAAACGCCATGTAGTATCTTCGTCATAAAGATCAAAAAATCGTAGCGGAGTGCCAGGGTAGAGGTTGTCGCCGAGGTCACCGTACTCGACTTTGAAATCGTAGCAGCCTCTGGCGGTGGTGATATGCATTCCCTCCTTGCGGAGATAGTAATCGCAGACTTCGCGTTCCGAGCGAAGCCTAGGCAACCAGGGGCCGGTGTTGGCCCAGATGATCTGATGCTCGTCGGAGACGAGGCCCTGCCAGTCGCCATCCAGAGTCCCGAGAAGGATCTGGCGCTTGGCGAGTTTGGAGTTCTTGCGAGCTTTGCGCTTGAGCCTGCACACGTGCCCGGCGATGTCATCCGCCTCAAAGAACTCCTTGGCGAAGTAGTGGAAGGTGGAGCCGGGGGAGTTGATGTACTTGTACCCCTCGTCCTGGATGAGGTCGAAGAACTCGGTCTTCTCACCCCGCCCGCCTTTGTACTCAGCCATGTCGAGCTTGTGGGCCTCGATATGCCGCCAGTACCCCTTGCCACTCACCGAGGCTTCGGAGAAGTCCGCTGGAAGTTTGCCCTTAAGGTCGTCTGCTACGAGCCCCACGAAGGGCATGGGGCTAAGCATATCCGGCCCTCGGTTGAGGCGATAGGCCCACATGGCCTTGATTATCTTGCGAAGCTCCTCCTCAGAGCCATTCGCCACGTCCACAGCCGCTTCCGCGTAATTATTGATAAAGTGCGCGCAGACTTTGAAATCGATGACGTAGACCGGACAATAAGGATCGAGGACGGGCTCAAATACATCTTCGAGCAGGGTGGTGGTATGGTCGTATTCGGGTAGGGGCATCAGTTTGCTACTTCCATCTTCGTTGCCGGGTGGGAGACGTAGTCGATGAGATCGAAATCGGCCTCCGGATCGAGGTCAAAGATGGGCTTCTCGTTATTGATCCAGACGTCGCACGGGGCCATAGGTGAGTTGGTGATGATCGACTTGATGGCGAGTTCGTTCTGGGAGTAGATGTGGTTGTTGGCCGAGGCGAACATCACGAACCGGGGAATCAGGCTGGCGTCCTGAGCCATCTTGGTGACAAGGAGGCTGTAGCGGAACATATCCAACGGCACCCCGGTGGCCATGTCATTGCTCCGGGCATTGACCATCAGATCAAGATGAGCCCCATCGCTAGAAAAAGTGAGGTTAGAATGACAAGGAGGGCAGTGAAGAGAATCGTAAGCAGGATTAAAAGTCTGAAGCACCAGTTGGCGATTGGTCGGGTTGGTGCGGAGCTGCTCCCAGATCCACTTGAGTTGGTCGAATGGTTCGGCACGGAAGTTCTCCCACTGCATATTCTGCTCGGGGCAGACTTGAGGCCAGGCCCTCCAGCTCCGGCCATAAGCCCCGGCCAGGCGTCCTTCGGCGTCGGCGAGGAAGTCCCAGAAGTGCTTGGCGGGGCCTAGATTGGTCACCTGGTAGTCGCCATTGACATCCCACATGAACTCACGGAAGAGGTTACGGACGGGCATCTTGCGGAGGGTGAGGGCCGGGAAGCCGTTTCGCAGATCGACTTTGATGGTCTGGCCGAACATCTGCTTGTATCGCAGATTGTTCCGGCCTACAACCTCAGTGCCCTCATCGAGGATCTCTCTGGCGATTTTGATGTACTGGAGGTCGAAGGACAGGCAGGGCTGTGGCATGGCTCACTTGTTAGGGTTATGAGACCATTTTACCACAGCCGAGCCGGATTTGTCTAGGGTCCGAAATACTTCTCCACGAGAAGGCGCTGGAGCTTGACGAACTTGCGGAGGGGATACTGATACTCCATGGCCCACTGGAGCAGGGACCGACTCCCCATCTCGATGAGTTCCATCTCGGGGTCCTCGGAGATCATTTCCTCCTTGGCGACGAAAAACTTCTCTCCGTCATGGGCTACTACGAGCCAGGGCACGTCCTTGTCAAACCGGACGGGCTTTGCGATTCTTTCGATCATTTGTTGTTAGATTTCTTGTGGGCTTCAATGATGTCCTCGGTGGATCGGGCTTTGGATAGAGCTTGGACTTGAGCCCGTGATAGTCCGCCGAGGTCTGTTTGTTTGTACCCGGGGCCTTTCGGCGTGGCTGAGGCACCAGGGACGCACGTTTTACCAGCACGTGTCGTTCCTGCCGGGCAGCGCCCCAGCGCTTTTCCCTTATAGAATACCATGGAATCAGCGTAATTGGTACCCCCGCCTTCGGCATTGGAGGCAGATGAGGCTCTCTTAGCTTTAAGAATCTCCATGTAGTCTGCCTGGGAGAGTTTTGTTAACTTATCTCCAAAGAATAGATTTACATCCTCTGGTGACATCTTCTTGATGTAGAAGTAGTTTAACAGACTTTCGTGCTTTGACATCACGGACTTGGGATCTTTTACCCCAGAATCCTTCAAATACTGAAATATGGAGTTTTTCCAGTCTTTTATTCCCATTAGAATTGACTCCTGAGTATGTTGATTTCGGCATCGGAAACATTCCTTCCGATGAATTGAGAAAGTTTTTCAACTCCAGCTTTAAAGATACTCTCTGCATCTTGATTAGATGCGCCGCCTATCTTAGATAGGTATCTGTTTCCTGCCACCGTTCCTGATAGCAAAGAGGCCGCTAAAGTATTTTTGATATCTGATATCGCGTTATTTATTTCATCGAAGGATTGCCCTTCTTTGAGTTTGGAGGATATTCCTCCCCAAAGCAGATTTTGCATTGGAGAAGACATGCCTTTTTCGCTTGGGGCTGGTGCGTTGGGGTGAGAAGTTCCAAAATACGATATTCCAAGAATCTTAAGAGCCTGTTTTTTAACAAACTCTTGCACTTCCGCCGAGGATGGATCCAAAGAAGTTGCATTTGCTTCTCGAAGATCATTATCAAGAACGTTTTTTGAGATCATTCCGATGTCCTTCCGCATATCTCCAGTCAAACTACCTCTTGAATTATTAAGAGCACCCTCACTCAATTTTTTACCAGTGCCAGCTTGCGATAATGCCACCGAGGTTCCAAATTGAGACTTATACGCGGCGCTTTGAGCGTCATTGTATAAGCGTTTTTGTTCCTCTGGATTCTCGGAAAGCTGATTAAGCCTTTCCTTCTCTCCTAATGCTGATCTATATAACCACAGGAAATTATTATCGCTTAGATGGGTGTTCAACCCTCCTCGCGTAAAGACTCCATTATCAGGATGATCCCCACCACCCTTAGCTGACGGAAGTACGTGGTCCAACGTTAAAGTAAAAGGACCCATAATAGTTGGGTCTTGGGTGTATCCATCTATTCCTCCTTGAACAAGGTATTTTTTTAGCATACCTTTACCGCGGGTTGAGGTAATTTTGTCAGCGTAAACTGGTATTTTTTTGCCATCTTGGATTTCGTATCCGCCAAATATGTTTTTCCTAGGACTTCCAACCTTATCGAATCTGCCTTTAAGAGTGGGAGGAAGAAGCGGATAAATAATGTCAACTATTTGATCCTGCTCTTCGGGGGTTAAATCTTTGAACGAATCTAGCGGAGATCCGAAGGTCTTTCTCTCGGATTCCTGCAGGTGCTCCTGCATTACATCGGAGGATAGGTTTTCCGCCAACGCCGCTCTTTTCTTTTCCCTCCGGTTATAGGCGGAGAGTTTTTGTTCGTATTCTGCTTTAACAGCTTCTTTCTGTTCTTTGGGGAGCCCTTTCAAATTAGGTTTCTGCGGAGGATGCTCCGATAGATCTTCCTCCGTTAATCCAGCAGCTAATAGGGCTTTCTTAATGGGGCCATTTAGTACGGACTCTAGTTCACTGTAATTTCTAAACGCTCTCTGCTCCCCTTCTTCACTTGGATCTACCTGCGATACCGATCCATCTGAATTTAATTTGTATTCTAGGCTAAATTGTTTTACGTCCTGAGCGGTTTTGCCTTCTTTTACAGTATCTCCAGATATTCTTTTTCCGTCTCCGTCTACCCACAGAGACATGAATTCTAACACGCTAGTTGCACTATTTTTAAGTTTTGGATTACTGCCTAACTTTGATTCTACGTAGTTTCTAATGGTTGTTCTTTCTTTTCCTCTACCGACCATTTGTGTGTCTATATACATAGACGGGTTACGATTACGATCTTTTAGAAAAGCTCCTCTCTGGGAGTGGGCTTGATTTAAAGTAGTAGATCCAGTTGCTTCTCCACTGGGCTTTGGCCGCTTTTCTGATTTAGGTTCTGGTTTTGGTTTGGGTTGCTCTTCTTGCTTAGGTTGAGATTGCGTTTCTTCAGTTGCTCCTTTTCTATCGAGAGCCTTTGACATTCCCTCCTGGATCTGCGCCCCGGTTCTTTTTTGAGGAAGAGTTCTTACATTACCTTTTGGCTTAGGAGCCGTGCTACTTTGAACGCATTTATTACCTTCGGCACGAAATCCAGGATCGCATTTATGGACCATAGCTGCCTGCTTCCTGTTGCCATGAGCCGGCTGTTGCTTTAGTTGCCCAACAGCAAAGCTAACTGCCTCAGAAAACCCAACAACATCCCTACCCTCAAGAGCGGGCATCCTAGCCTCACCTTCAAGCGGTCGTTCCGCTACCCATTCAGTTTTATCTGCTATTCCCCAATCCGAGGGGGCATAATCCCCGAGCATAATTCAAGCGCTATTTACTTAGTCTTTAAACCCATGTCTTTCAGTCTAAAGACCTCCGTAAATCAATTCTACCATGTCACAATACACCCACGGCCATATCATCCCCCTGGTAGGAGGGAGCGTGGTCGGCACGACCCTGGCCCTGGAGAAGGATCCGGAGTGGATCGCGTCCTGGAGCGACTCATTCGGCGCCAATGATCAGTACTGCCTGAAGTACTTCGACAAGACCCCTTTCCATAACCTCGATGAAGGTAACTACCCTACTAAGTACGTCGATATTGTTACGTCCCTACCGCCCTGCGCCGGCCTCTCTATGGCCAATACCACTTCCGGCGAGAAGGTGAACAACCCGCGTGGTTGCTCGGCGCCCAGCAACATGCACATGTACCACGCGGCTGAGTTCGCCATGTCCAAGATCAAGCCTAAGGCCATGATGGTGGAGAATGCGCCGGCTCTCTACTCGAAGATGGGTGAGGAGTTTGCGGAGCGGATCAACTCGCTTGCCGCGGAGCATGACTACTCCATGAGCCTGGTAAAGACCACCTCGATTAACCATGGCGTGCCCCAGGAGCGTACTCGCTCGTTCTTCTTCCTGTGGCAGGGTGACAAGGTCCCTGTACTCTCCCCAGTGAAGCGGGACTTCGAACCCTTCCATAAGTTCCTCAAGGCTGGTGGGTTTGCTAAATCCGAGCCGGTCAACTCCAAAGGGACGCCTAGTGCCGATCCGCTGTGGCAGTTTATCGAGGAGAAGTACGCCGGCTACACCAAGCAGGACATCCTCTCCAAGGTGGCCTCGAAGCGCATGACGTCAGTCTGGAACGTTATCTACGAGTCGGGTTGGTTGGAGGAGGCCGCGAGAGTGGTCAAGGATGAGAAGGCCAATCGCTGGCTCAACTACACACTCGGGAAGAAGCGTGCCGGCAAGAACATCATGGACGGCAGTATGAAACTGGCCTGGTACAGGACGCAGAGTCTGATGTGGAAGTCACTTCCGTATCTTATGCACCCCTACGAGGACCGCTGGCTCACGGTGGCCGAGGGCCTCGCGCTGATGGGATTCCCGAAGGAGTACGCCGAGAAGGTCTCTATTCCCACCAAGCACAGCAATGTTATTGCGCAGAACGTGCCCGCGTGCACAGCCCGCGACTGGATCCTGGAGGTGGAGGAGGCGCTCAAGGGCAATCGTGAGTGGGTGGAGAGGCCTAATGGCGCGATCCTGAGACAGAACAATACCGCCTCCACTAAGCCCATGGAGCCGATCTGGGCGCTCTGAGCGCTCAGTACACCAACTTATTCTTGATCTGCATCATCCCGCCGAGAAGCGCCTGAGCTTCGCTCCCATCCGGCTCGTGGAAGATGATCTCCGCTGTACTGGCCACGAACTCCTCTGGGGTCTGTGGCCTTTCCTCGTATGTCTTCTCGTAGAGCTCGATGGCCTGGTCCACTGTGGCTTCCACTCGTGCCTCGATGACCTCGTCGGTCATAGTGAAGGTTTTGTGAAGCGCCTCCGACTGCACCCACTTGCGCTGGACGAAGTCCACAAGGGCGAGTAGCTCCTTGCGGGTGAGAGTCTCATCCTCTATGGCTTTTAGCAGCATGGAGATGATGAGCCGGGTCTGGGACTCGGAGTAGTTCCTGTGTGCAGTATTCCTCAGCCAGAAGATATCTAACTCGTCGAAGAGGATCTTAAGGTTCTTAGCGCCGATCTTCTTTATCGCCTTTCTGTTCACGAAGTCGAGGATGAAGTCGAGCGCCGGTTCAAGCAGGCCCCACAGCACAGCGGCCTGGATGATGATTCCCCTCTCCGAGGGTCTCTTCTTCCCAAACGAAAAGTAAAAATCCATCTCTGATATAAAAAAAGAGGGAGTCGATGCTCCCTCCGATCTTTAGACCACTACTGCGGCTTCTGATTTTCTAACTAACTGAGCCAGAGAGGCCGCTTGTCTGCGGTTCTCTTTCTCTTTCTGCTCCTTGATGAGCTGGAGGACGTTGATTGTTTTTGACATTAGGTTGCTCCGTTACTTTTTAGGGTATTGGTGCGTTCCTTCAGTCGGCTTTTGCGGCCGTGGTGAGCGGCTGAACGATCCGTTCCGAGTCGGCTTACTTCCGTCGGAGAGGACTAACTCCCCGATGAACGATCTATAGGTCCTTTAACCGAATGTGTACTGAAGCCACTCGGGAGAGCCTGAGTCAATAAGATTGAGCAGGAATCTGTTAGTGGGAACAAAAGGCTTTCTAGCGAGCTTCATTCCGGTCTGCTCGAGAAGGGTGTCTCCCTTCTTCGTGTTGCACGTTGAGCAGGCTACCACCATATTCTCCCAGGTATCCTGACCTCCGCGACTCCTTGGGATCACGTGGTCGATGGTCAGACGCCTTGTCGATCCGCAGTACTGGCACTTGTGCCCGTCTCGCTTGTATATGAGAGTCCGGGCTGGTTTGACGGAATTGATCTTGGTAAAAGGAATCCTTATGTACTCAATGAGCCGGATGACTTTTGCCGACACCACCGCCGCCTTCTCCTTTAGAAGCAGGATGATTGCTCTCTTCCAACTCGTGATATGAAGGGGCTCGTAGGACGCGTTGAGGACTAGTACTTGGGTATTAGGCCTGATCGCTTTTACGTTTTCCGGTACCATCGCAGACTCCACATTCTATTACTTCGTTAGGTAGTATACGCCCGTCGGGCGAGTTTTTCTCGATAATGAGGAATCCCCTGCCAGCGCAATTCCTACAAGACGATCTGTCAATTTTGTCGATGAGACGCTGGCGAGGGATGGGGACCATTGGTTTAGAACGATGCTGATTCGCAGTTGCCCTGGAGTTCCTCTGCTGGGCTCGCGGTGACGGGAGCGTCTCCATTCACATTGTGATCCGGTCGGACCTGATTATAGGCTTGTTTCTCCGCGGCGATGTGAGCAAACTCCTCGCCCGTCACCCCACCATAGGCGAGGATGGCACGATGAAATAGCAGTACGTCATACATCTCAGCGATGAACTCCTTGCGAAGTTCGGCGTTATCCATAAAACTACGCTCGCCATTCTTCCAGCTCCGGCGCGGGACGTAAACGCGGGCCTCGATCATCTCCTCGACCATATGGCCGAAGTGCTCGATCATCTTCTGGTAGCGAAAGAGGAGGCCATCGTCGTGGCGGGGGAGGCCAAGCTCGACCATCTTGTCGATGGCGACTAGATCATCGGGACCCATTTCGCCGACCTTGGACGCGTACTTCTGCTGTGCACCAAAGCCATCATTGATGAATTGCACGTAATCGAAGGAAGCAGTCATAGAGCTCTTAGTGAGTAAAGTTTGAATCCATCATATCACATATGGGGGAGTATGTCAACCCTCGCACGCCACGCATTCCCCGTAGGTCTTCTCCTTCGATCCAAAGTGCTCCGATAGGTGCTTGTACCCGCCAATGTACCGGTCATTAAGCCAGATCTGGGGCACCGTTTTCCAGTGCCATTCGGAGTCGGGAACGTCGGCTCTGTCGGTCTCGTTAATCGTCCAGCCCTGGCTCTTGAGCAGGGATTTAGCCATGGAGCAGTAGGGGCACTCCTGCTTGGTGATGATCCTGGCGATCTTCTGCTGTCCCAACGGTCTCTTCTTAACAAGCAGAGACGAGCTCTTCAGATAGTAGAGGGATTTAAGTCCGGCTTTCCAGGCGCTCAGGTGGAGCTTGAAGAGGTACTCGGGTGTGGATTCCGGGTCGACGAAGAGGTTGATGGATTGGCCCTGGCAGACGTACTTCTGGCGGTCAGCTGCTTGCCTGATGATCTCGAACTGGTCGATCTCGCGAGCGGTCTTGAATACCTCCTTGGTGTGAGGATCAAGAAACTCGAAGTGCTGAACCGACCCCCTGAACTCTAGAATCGCCTCCCAAGTTTCCTCGGTATTGCGACCGATCCGCTCCAAGTGCTCCACCAGGTACCTGTTCTTGCGAACAAAGGTCCCCTTGGCCTGCCTAGCAACGTAGTAGTTAGCGTCAATAGGCTCGATGCCTTCGCTCCCCGCTCCGCAGATGGCGGAGTTGGACTTGGTTGGGGCGATGGCCATGAGGTGGGTGTGGCGAAGGCCGGTGCCCTGGCACCACTCGGGCTCGCCGTAGGTGGTAGCCATCTCACGCGAGGCTTTCTGCGCCCTCTCCTTGATGAATCTGTGCATGTCGGTGTTGAGCTGGCGAGCCTCGTCGGAGGCGAATGGGAGCCCCTTAGATTGGTAGAGGGCGTGAAGGCCCATGGTACCCAGGCCGAGTGCCCGGGACTTGCGAGCGAAGCGTACCGCTCTACCTAGGGAGGTGATGCGATCGGCCTTGTGGCAGAACTCCTCGACAACCGCGTCGAGAAGATACACCGCTAGCTCAGGAGCAGTCTTTCCAGTTGCGGGACCTTTCCAGTCCTTCCACTCCTCCCAGCGGGAGAGATTGAGCGATGAGAGAACGCAGACGAAAGTGTGGTTCTCGTCGGTGTGAAGGAAAATCTCGGAGCAGAGATTGCTTAGCTTAACGCTAAGCCCGCGCTGAAGGTAGCACTCTGGATTGGCTTTGTTGGCGTTGTCGGTGAAAATGATGTAGGGAGACCCTGACACCAGGCGGGCCTTAAGCACCTCGCCGAACAACTTCTGCTTCTCCCGGTCTCCCGCTAGCAGCTCCTCCACCCACTCGTTGGAGACGGTGATGGCTATGTTGCTGTCGATGAAGTCACGAGGGTCGCCCTGCGAGTGGTCCTTGGAGCGAAGCACTTCAGGCAGGTCCGGGTGGTCGATAGGGAGGTACAGGGCGAAACTGCCTCGCCTCACTCCACCCTGGGAGACTACCGCGGCGCACTGATCGAACTGCCGCATCCAGGGCACAACCCCGGTGCTCTTACCCCCGCTCGAGATGGGAGCCCCGGCCGGGCGGATGTCCCCGAAATAAGTCCCCACTCCGCCGCCATGCTGCGAGAGCGCAGCCGACTCCTTGAGGTGGGAGTAGATGGAAGGAACGGAGTCGGAGATGTGGTTCGAGTAGCAGCTGATTGGCAGGCCGCGTGACGTGCCGAAGTTGCTGGCCACCGGCGTCGCTAAACCGAGAAACCCGCGCCACAGCATCTCGAAGATGTCCTCGGAGAGTTCGGGGTAGTTGAGTAGCTTGGCGGCCTGATTGGCCACCCGCTCGTACATACCCCTAGGCGTCTCGCCCTGATAGAGATAACCCCTTGAGAGGGTGTCGATGGCTTCTTTTGACATCCACGAGGGGACTTGGGGTTCGGACATAGCGATTTGATGGGGTTCTATATTATAACAAGGTTAAGGCAACATAGTCGCTAAGTTAGTAAATAGTTTACTAACCGAGCGACCACGCTACTACTTTTTCTTTTTGATCAGCCCGTCATCGTGGGCCTGCTGTACATTCTCTGAGCGCGTACCCCACTCCAGATTGGAGATGGCGTTGTTGGTTCCGTCGTTGTCCTTGTGAAGAATGACGATGTGCTCGCCCTTAGGCTTAGGAGGGCCGAATAGCTCCATCACCATCTGGTGCAGGGGCGGCTCCTCGCGTTTGCCATTCCAAGTGAGGTTGACGCGCTGGTGTTTGCGATCGTCGTCGCGGGGCTTGCGGTTCTCGCTGTCGCCTTTACGGCGCACTTTGCCACTACTACTCACCTCGTAGGGAGAGTCCTTCCACTGCTTCCAGGTTTCCTTGGAGTCGGAAAAGCTCCGGCCACCCTGATCCCTTCCTTTGACCTTCCAGCCCTCGGGTACGTTCATACTCAGATCGTCCACGCGTCGGTGATCTTCTTCTTGTCCCGAAGAGCTCTCTTGTGAGCTTCGGCTAGAAGCCTATCGGCCTTGGGATCTGTGATCAGGTACGATGTCCCGTAGGTCTGGGACATGTACTTTTTGTCAGTGTCTGGGATCGGGTGAATTGCCATTGGAGAGTTGTTTTTCGCGATGCTTGTTAATCAGGTAGAAGTCGTGGGCTGTTTCTCCATCCTCAAAGATCTTGGGGCCGTGGGAAGTCTCCACAAGCCACCTTCCGTTTTGAATGCTGATCGGTTTTGAAATGGACACGGGTCCTCCTTGCGATTAAGCGTAGGAGAGGCAAGACTCTAAATCCAAAGTTGAAAGATCCACACTCATATAATCCTGAGTGGGCTTGGCTACGTAATTGTCACCAGATTTGCTTTGAGCGAAGAAATCAGAGTTACTTGCCCCTTTGATCATGGGGTCAAACCAAGCGCTGATAGACTTTGCCCGTGAGAGCTCCTCGGTGGACAGATGGAAGATCTGCTGAAGCCCGAGCGTGATAAGCCGTTCATTAGCGCGGTTGGTTATGTAAGCTTTCAACTCGTCAGCGTCAATCGAGCTAATATATGCAGAGTTAAAAATGTGGTCAATAAAAGCGAACTCCTTGCCCACCACAAGGCGGAAGCCCTCGTAGATCGCTTGCTCCTCGGCTTCAGTGAGCCCCGTTTCCTCAACAAGGCGGCGGAAAAGCCCGCACCCAGCTTCCGAGTGAGTCTGCTCGTCGATTGACGACCACGAGATGATCTGCGCGAGGCCTTTGTAACGTCCATCTCTGTTAAAGCTTAGTAGTACTGCGAAGGAGCTGAATAGCGACACGCCCTCTCCGGCGCCCGAGAACACCGCGAGGGAGACTTTGTCCTGGTACTTCTGGAAGAAGGTATCGATCTTGGAGCAGGCGACAGGGTCATTGATGAACTCCTCGTACTCCTTCAGGCCAAGGACATCATTCAGGTAGGAGTAGGCCGCGGCGTGGATCGTCTCGAAGAACGAGAAGGCGCGGGCCATGGCTTGGATCTCGGGTTTAGGGAAGATCCTGCAGACCTCATCCGCCCAGTAACAACCAATCCCCAGCTCAGCGCTTACAAAGCCCTTTAGAATACCGGCTATAACCGCTCTTTCGTCCGGTGTTGAGTTGAATTGCCAGTCGCGAAGATCTCCCTCCATGGCGACTTCCTGGTGGCGCCATACGCTGGCTACGGTGCGCTCGTAGTAATCGTAGAACTCCGGAAAGTCAAATCCGTCGTCCTTCTTGAAGATCATTCTGTTGTGCTCGAGAATGCTGTTGCTCATCTGTTTTCGTGGATTGTGAGATTATGGTTATCGCAGTCGAAGACGCCGAGTGTTCCGTCGGTAGCTTCTCCGCCTGGGTCGTTAACTACGCAATTATCCTCTACGAGTACTCTGGCCCAGTGGCCGGAGCAGAGAACGTCGGAGCCGGTGGCTCCCCAGCGTTGAGGATTTCTCCAGAACCCGGTTCTCTTTGTGATCTTGCGTCCCTGCCAGAGCCAGGACGATTTTCTTCCTCTCAGTGTCAGATCCAGCTCCTCGGGAGTAACGTCTCCCTCGGAGTATTTTGCTTCGATGTCCTTCTGGTAGAAGGCGTGGGCGATCTTATATGTCTTTCCGTTGCCGGAGTTATAGGGGTAAGTAAGAGGCCTTGAATCCAACCACAGGATCATTTCGTCCCGAGTAGGTCCGTCCAAAGTTTCGATTTCGTTAATAGTATCCTTAAATCCTACGATACTCTTTCGAACATCGCGACGTTTAAGGTAATAGTCGGTTAGGTTCTGAGCGTGATTGGAATGGAGGAGGGTGGCGTAACCCTCGTCGCAGAGCTGGCGAACCAGCTTATACACTTTTACAAACGAGCAATTTGGCCTGTAGAGCTTATCCCTGCAGTCGGACAGATCACCCAGAAAGACGATATGTGCTCCGGAGTTGAGCGGCTTAGAGAGCCGGTCGGTCAGGCGGAGGAGCGCGTCGTCCCTGGAGTGGACGTCGGAGACAAGCAGAACGTTGGACAAGGGAGCATCGGGCCTAGTACTCTCATTCTATCATGAGCTGGATACACCGCGGGACGCGGTGGTCACATGTGCTGCTGGCTGGCCGTGGACTTGACTGCGATCTCCGTCTCCGGGTACGTGTAGTGCATCTGGTCGGAGACCGACTCCGGGAGCGTGGCGTTGAGGACCTTGTAGGCCATCTCCAGAGCCTCGGAGCGGGTGCGCTTTTTCGGGCTTCTGTACTCCTCGGACGTGCTTTTTACCTTGGGAATCACGGAATAGAAGTACTCCTCGTCGGGGTGAGTGACTAGGAAGTAAGCGCGTCTGTGCTGAACGCCCTGCTCTACGACAATCTCACCCGGCTCGACGTGGAGCTGGCCGACATCGTAACCAGGCTTGCCCTTGGGATTCATGTCCTTATCGTGAGGGCCTTCGTACGAAGGCTTCTCCCCACCGCCGACCTTGGCAGCGCCGAAAGCCCCCTCGGGATCAACGTACTGGGAGTGGTAGTCGTCCTCACCGGACTGCGGGCCGGGTTTTACCAGCTCGAGGTTTTTCTTTGTTTTTCCTGTGTCGGAGCCGGGCTCGGCGTAGGAGGCGATCTCCCAGCCCTCCGGAACGACTATCTCGTGGTCCATGGGTGTACGTGGTCTGTATGAGTCTTTAAACCCAAAAGAAAAAGCCCCGAGGAATTCCCGGAGCTCCTTCGTTACTGATTTGAAGTCTAGACCTTAAAAATCTAAGTTCAGGTCTCAAAAATCAAGGTTGAGATCGTTTTCGCCGGTTTCCTGGCGAGACAGGAGCAGGGTCGAGCGGATGCGAATCTTGCCATCAGGAAGCTCCTCCTTGGAGCGCAGAGTCAGAGTCGCGGGCTTCTCGCGGTTGATCTCCGGCTTGGTGGGGAGCAGCGGGCGGATGGAGCTGTGGGCCCATGCGCCGGCCACCTGTCCCTCCTCGGGATAGTTGGCGATCATAATCCGGTAAGTAAGCCCGTAGGAGGTCTTACACGGGTAGTAGTTGATCACCTCGTAGGGGAGGTTCACCTCGAGCTCGCGGAAGTCGACTTCGCTATCGGCTTCGATGCGAGGGCCACTGGACCCGGTGCCCTTGGTGGCGACCTTCTGGATCAGGGTTACCACGTCCTCGGGCTTCTTCTTGAGCAGAGCGTTGAGCGCTTTGGGTTCGGTGGGATTCTCCCAGTCGCTGAAGCGGACGGCTACCGGAAGGACGAGTTGGCCTTCGGCGGTGTCAACGCTGACGAATAGGGCGGGGTCTTCGCCACGACCCGAGAAGTTATACGAGCCGAATTCAGCTTCGATCTCGGTACCGTCGGCTTTCACAAAGCCACCCTTAACGACGTTCAGAGCGATGTAACGTGGCCCCCACTGGATGTAGAGTTGGCCATCGGAGGTGCCTTCGACTCCATCAGCGCCGGACTTCAGCACGGGGCCGAAGAGACGGAAGTAGATGCCGTCGCGGGACTTGATGAGGAAGGTGTTCTCATCGAGGGGGAGTTCCTCCCCGGTCAGAAACTGGAACACGGTATCGAGATCCTTACGCAGGCCCTTGGGCAGGTTGGCGTTAGGAAGCGAGGTGTATTCCGAGGTGTATTCACGGCCACTGAGGGGGGCAAGCTGCGGAGCGTTGGTGCTCAGGTCGATGGTCGTGACGGAAAAAGTTGCTGTGGACATTTGAAAAGTTCTCTTAGTAGGTGTCTCTTTGGAGCGAAAGATCTCTCTTTGACTCTCTGTATATTATACCACACAAGCTCCCACGTGTGGGGTGGTGGTATATCAGTCTTTAAACTGGCTATCGCCGGATTGGAGAGCGGCGAGGTAGGTCTGGGCCTCGAGCCTGATGTCGTAGAGTTGGGAGGATAGCGGATTAAGTGGGCAGAGGGGCGGGACGTAGAGCAGCAGCGTGTCCCCCAGCCACACCTGCCTCTCGAACGGGCACTTGGATGGAATCGAATCCACCCACTTCTGAGCCAGCTCTGGAGTCCAGGATTTAGGCCTCAGCGCTGGCACGTAGATCTTAGGCACGAGCTCCAGCGCCCTTCCCCACCACCTCGGTGGCCTGGCTCGTAAGCCCGACGCCGATCGCGATGTGCTGATCATGCTGGTAGTGCTATTGTTAGACTTTGAGCGTGACTATCATACCATGCTGGGTATGCTCGTTTATAGTGGATCCACCGGCGCTCTGTTTGTAAAGATAGTAGATGTTATGCTCACCCTGGGGCAGGCTTCTTGCCCATTGCGAACTTACCGTCTGGTTGTCTCCCTGGGTCTCCCCGTAGAAAGCGTCGGTGGGGGGCTTTGTTTCATCGATTCCGGGAGCAACGTACGCAATGACAGAATTCGATCCCGGGTTATTATAAATATCTAGGAACGTTGTGACCAGGGTATTACTTGCCTGAACGAAGCTAACTCGCGGAATCGGATTATATCCCACGGGTGACCACCATCCATCATTATTACTACTATCCCACGGTTGCGTTGAGTTATTCCATGATGAACCAAAGAAGTAAATGGCTCTAGCATCGTACAAGTTGTAGAGATTTGCTAAGTACACCTTAGGATAAGATCCAGCTTGCGCGGAAGTAAGGGTTCCGCCGAGCGAGATAGCGGAATTTCCAGCGGTAGTAGTGCGAATAACACCGACAAATCTTCTGCCAACTGCTCCGTTCTTATGCAGAATACCATCTTTCGTTCCTCTCGTAGGAGGAGTGGAACCGTTCGGCCATTGCGCAAAGTCCACAGCGAGCGCCGGAGACTGTATCGTACCCGAGTTATATAGATAGACATCATAGACGGTATTCGCTGCCAAACTAGCCAGCGAGAACGACGGTATTGCTGCAGCATCGAACTTTAAAACGTACCATCTCGGGTAAGTGCCTGACGATTCGTAGAGCGCGATCTCGTTTCCGTTCCATGGATGGACGTAGAGTGTGCCACCTGATTGATCGGCTGAAGGCACAGCTGAACTCGCGCTCAAACTCAATCTCAGGTTAACAACGTTCTTCACGGAGTCACCAAGGGCCTGGATCAACGTGGCCGGAGTCACCGCCAGAGTCGCTGAGGTGAATTGCTTTACCTCCTCTGCGGTGGCAATCTCGATGATGCCTTGCTGATCGGTAGAGGCGACTTTGGCCGAGATGGTAAAGGTCGTTACGTTGTCATTGGGATCGGTGGGATCCCCGCCAGGAAGCTCTATGCTAGCCTCCGTTACGTCAATACCCGTACCGCCACTAACAGCATTATCGAATCTAACGTTGAGTTCTTTGGCAAGCGATGACGCTGTGACCACGGCCTTATCAGCAATGCCTTGACTTCCTGATCCTAAAGCCCCCCTGATTACTGAGTCGTCAGCGAGTTGCACAAGGCCGGCTTTGGACTCCGTAGCGTAAACCTCGGGCAGAGGAGTCTGGTTTGCTGTGATGGGACCGGTGGAGGTATTGAATGTGGTAGTGCTATCAAAGTAGATAGCAGTATCATTTCCAAAATACATCCCGGAACCGTCGTTCATAGCAAACGTTGACTTGATAACAACGCTATTGAAAATCTGGTTGGTTACGGACCCAGGCTCGTTATCCGCTTCGAGAGGAATGGCGAATTGTTCTCCCGTTCTAAGATCAAAGACCGTAGTTCCGATGTAGAAACTACCTTCCTCGTTCATGCCAGTGGCATACACTTTGCCACCTCTATTCTCCACGATGATCTTGCCGAGAGCAAAATCCTGTTCTAGTGGTTCGCCTTGGAAGGTTGGGAAGGCGGTGTCATAGTTGAGGTACCCCGTCCACTCCCATGTGTGGCCAGAGGCTCTGATCACCGACGGACGACGTAGGCCGATCAGGATCCCAGCAGCGGAGGAGTTGGAGCGTACTTTAAGCGTGATCGGATCAGAGCTGGGTTCAATATCCTTGCTGAGATAAACGCCGTCGTTCTTCTTCATCTCCACGAGCGCCTGCTTCGTGATCGACTCAGCGGGATCATTTGTCTTCTCGGGCTCGTCGTAGTCCAGAGCTGGATATAGTTCCCCAGCTGCGACTTTGCGTGCCTGTGAAGCCTGAGTGAGGTACGCTACAAAGCGGCCATCCGAAGCGCCCTTAGCGGCTTTCCTGTCCCTATACGCGTCAGGCTCAAATACTTCATCATAGTCTCTGATCTGGGAAATTGTCAGAGGATCCGCAACTAGAGTCGAGACTCCATTTAACGGATACCCGCTAACACTCAGCTGCTTCTCAAGGATATAGTAATTCTGCGGACGGCGTAGGCCCTGCTCTTCTCTTAGGAATCCCTCAAGAACAATTCTGTATACTCTATCATCCGCCTTTCTCTTATCGATGCCCCTGATAGTCGCCAGTGATGCTCTCTGGAACATGAAGTCCAGGCCGGCGTAGAAGGCGTTGGTGCCAGTGGGATTTTGTAAAATTTTGTATCGGAACGCATAATCGAATTTCTTGAGAAAGTAACCGTCGCCGTCAGTATCGATGGTCTCCTCAATAATCGCCGCTGTGGAGACATTTAGGTACCAGCAGGATTGCTGGGCGTCCCACACGAAAATCTTGGAGGAGTCATTGAGGTACTCGAATCCGGGCGAATTAGTTGATGATACGAGCTGGATATCTCCAGTATAGAGGATGGAGTCTCCATTCTCGTTGAATCCTTTAATATAGATTCTCTTTCTGTTCGGTCTGGCAGTGCCTCCGGAGAGTTCGTAAGTTCCGTCGGAATTTCGCTTAGTATAGCTAAACTGCCCAAGGCCCATCTTCTGCGCGGAAGGAACGTTAGAAGAGGCTGTGAATGGCGACGAGGTATTAGAGTTTGAGAAGTAGATTCTTACGAGAGTCGGTGGTACTCCATTCACGGAGTTGGACACGTACCAGTTTTTGGTTCTGCTGTAATCGAGCACAAGACCGGTGCTGATCTCCGTATCCACAAGGGTTGGAGAACCGCCCGAAATTGCTGGAGCGTAACTCAGTGGCTTAGGAGGAACGACTTGGGTAATCCTTGTTCCACCATAGGTGCCGAAAGGAACCCCTTCGTCCTGGCTAAAGGACCTAGTCTTGTATCCCACAGCGCGCAGAGACACATCTCCAAAATCCGAGCAGGAGTTAGTGATGGAAAGATCAGCGCCACTATCAGCAATAAAGTGGTCGGCATTACCGATCACAAAGCAACTGACGATCTGAATGGTCGCATTGTTACTGCCTTTAAAGCCGAAATGACGGTACTTAAAGGGATCCGGTGGGCATGGTCTGTACTGCTTTCCTGAGCCCGAGTTTTTATTTGTCGGAGGATCCAGGTAGTAGGATTCGTCTGTGAAGCAGGTAGGGTCAGTCTGCAGGGACACCTGGGTGAAGTTGGCTGTGACCATGGATCTGAAACCGGCCACCAGAGCACCATCGGCGTGAAGTCCGTTGAGGCCGAAGATCGATCTCACCGAGCAATTAAAGACGTACGGCGATGATGATCTTGTGGAGTTGATGTCCGGCAGATCGAAAGCTCTCTGATCGCCTGAGCCCTGCTTGCGGATCTTAGTCGCGCCGGGGTAGGCCACGGGAGAATTTGTTCTGGAGTCGGATAGTGGGATACCCGTCTGGTTCTCCTCTGCGTCGGTCTGGCGAAGGCTCTTGGAGTCGTAGATGGGAGCTACGATAGTAGTCTCAGCCGAGATCGCTTCCAGACCCTGTGAGCCCCATCCGTCGTACTGACCGAAAAGTGTGTTGAGTTTGGAGTAGTAGGAAGTCTCCACCGAGCTACCGGCCATCTCTGACTGCGAAGCAAAACCGATCGACGTGACTGTGTTGTGGCTTCTGGAGATCTGCGGGTTGTCGGTGAAGGTGATGAGCGAGATGTAGCTACCACCTGTCACCTTGAAGATACAAGTTCTCTCGCGCTGAGGCTCCTCCTGGATCGGGTTGAGCTCTGGCACGTACATCGGCCTTACACGAACTTTTCTCAGGTCCACGCCGTTGATAGAGATACCGCGAGGAACGATGACACCGCCTCCGGTAGGATTGATGAGGGACAGGGCGTCGTAGTAGAGCTGGTCGTTATTGGAGAAAGTTCCGCGAACGTACTCCAGAGTCACCTTCCAGATTGAGGAGTTTAGACTCTCCTTCTCGATCTTGACAATGTTACCCACACCACCGCTCGCGGTGTAAAGAATCCGGCCCAGATTCAGAGCTTTGGGTGGCTGGGATAGTGTTGGATTTAGCGAGTCTACTTGGATGATTAGAGCACGGTCTAGCTGATCGACGTTAAGAATCTTGAATCCGGTATCCACTCGCTGGATTAGTCCGGAGCCCGATGTAAGTCCTGGAATGCTTCCGGCGCCCGGAGCGTTATCGATGTAGTAATCACCAGGTGCTAGTTCGATCACGACTCGGTCGTAACGGTCGTTGTACTCGCCGGCCCTACGGCTTTCCCGAACCGCCTCGATCACAGCTCTCTCGATCGAGCGGAAGGGCTTGGACTGATTGAAACCGTTGTTGGTGAGGGCGTCGTCTCCGGTGGCGGGATCGACGTAGATGATATTGCGTACTGTCGGGTCGGCTGTGGCTCCCTGGCGATCGCATCTGGGAGTGTTCTGGACTTTGATCAGTCCTCCCTGACCGTCAGCGTAAATAGCGACCGACGGGTAGAATTCCTTATAGCACTTGGAGGTGGAGGCTTCGTAGCGATAGACGCCCTCGGGAGGGTTAGGATAGACCGCGGGAATGGTCGATCCGTCAGGGCACTCAGTGGCGAGACGAGTGCCGATGAACTCACGGCCTCCGCAGCTCAGGAACGCACCGAGAACAGGCGAGCAGTCACCACCGGGAGTCTCCTCGAACTTCCACTCGGACGTCGCGGCGTGGAAGAACAGCTCGATATGCGCGTCTTTGATGTTGATGATCCAGTCATCCACGGAGTTGGCGATCTTGGTATCGCCACCTGGGCGGATAATGATGGGGAACCGATCGAAGGTACCGGAGATGTCAACGATGGCGACTCTGTCGGAGTCTGTGGGAACGGCAGGAAGGGAGACGATGAGGGAGCCGTTTGATGTGTCCGCGATGACTCTCTCCCAGCTCTTAGCGGCGTAGGAGTCCGACTTGATCGCGGTGTTGCGAAGAGTGCGCGGGTAGGTGTTTAGGTTGCCGACGTAAAGGTTGGGGCGAAGATCGACGTATCCGGTTCCGACAACATCCCCGTCCTCGTTTGTGTCTAGGGCCGTGCCATCGGCATTAAGAGTGATCTTAGCGAGGGGGACATGAGGGCGAGATACTGATGGCAGAGCGGAGCCGATCGAAATCTCCACGGCTTCGTTGGCCAGTAGCTGGGCCTTAGCAGCCTCCTCGTCAATGTAGATATAGTTGGTTTCGATCCCGCTGAGAAGCTGGACGAACTGGACGCTCCAGGAGATGGGTTGGCCCTCGCTTCCGACGATGCTACCCGCCTCGACCCAGACTCCGTACACTCCGCTGCCAGCGCTGGTCTCCACCAGAGCCGGAGGACCCCACACCTTTGCGCCGGTGGTGGGATTATAGGAGTTGAGAACCACGCCATCGTGGGCCAGGCGGCCCAGCGCGGTCTCGTTGTCCTCGCGAGGATCCGCTACTTCCCAGTCCTTAAGACTGTCCCTCTGGCCGATCTTCCAGCCAGAGTGCTCGGACTCAGTAGGCTCAGAGTAGTAGTTCTGACGGGACGTAGTCGCCGAAAAGCTAGAGCCTTTCTGCGTTTCATTGAGATATTCCTTGGTAACGATTGTTCCGTTCTGGAACTGAATCTTTTCTAGCATGGCGAGAAGCTTTATGTCTCAGGGATCGAACTTACCCAAAGTAGCCTTCCGATCCACTCAGCGCTTGGACCGAAAGAGCATAATTCTACAAGGATTTTTCTTCCTTGGGCTCTGTAGAAATCGATAGGATTGTCAGCTTCGAAGTCGAGCTGATCGGTGTTTCCGCCCCAGGTAATCACGTTAGTTCCGAACTTCCAACTCGCATCAACACCCCAATTAACCGGGTAGTCGAAGTAGGTCTGAAAGTTTTGCAGTGGATTCTGAACGAACCTGAGCAAGATGCGTTGTTGTCTATAATAGCCCGACGGTATATCCAGAGGGTTGGTGTTAGCGATGGGGAGGTTATCCGCCGATGTAACATCAACATCCAGGTAGTTGGAGTAGAGAAGGGGACCGATGGGAGAGTTCTTCACCGCTCCGCCAAGCTCCACCGGAGTGCCGATGGAGTCCCCCGTCCACATCCTTCCGTCCGCAACGTTAACGCAGATCTCACCCTCATCGAGATCGCCGATGAAAGGCTCCTCGCCTGGTAACGAGGCAGTTATCTGCTGGAGAGTTGCTTCTGCCATTGACAACGAACAATGTGTCTGATAACCTTTAACCTACCTTCCGCGGTTTAAATTATAAATAGACACAGGTGGTTTCAGCTTTGAAAACAGGATACATCACAGACAGTTTTAGCACACTTGGTGGGTTGGCTTCCGTTGCTTACGGAGATCCTGAGTATTTTCGCGAGGTGCAGAACCAGGTCTACTCCAGTTCGGCAACAAGGTTTGTGGATATGCACCGCCCATCGGCGATTCTGGCCGATTTCTTCGGCTCGCCGGAGAGACTAGTCGAGGCAATAATGTCCGGCTTGGAGACGCAGTATCAGACCAACCAGGAGTTTACGGACTACGTTGATGTGGAACTGGGAGCGGACTGGAGAAGCACTGTGAGGGAGGGTATAGGCTCGGAGTTCTTTCTTGTTGTTGATGGCCAGGAGTCCTACGGACTGACCATGTCCGATTATGTTGGTCTGACTTTTTCGAGGGTTCTTCCTTCCGTACCCGGACTGGAACGCCTCTCAATGGAGGTGTCTAAAGCTCTGCAGAGTATCGCAGGGGTAGGAGAGGACGTCCCTCTGCTTGCAAGAATCGCTTCAAATAACCCGCAGACAAAGCTCTCCGTGCCTCCGCTTAACTCGAGGGTGGATCTGGAAAGCTCGGTGGATTTGGGCTCGGATTACAGGGGCGTAGAATTCACATCAGGGTACCTATCTCCTCAGGAGTACTGGGCCGGCACGGCGTACCCGGGACTAACGACCGCGGTGATTCCTACGGCCCTACGCGATAGCATCAACCAGGGTTACGTAGGGTACTCGTCAGTGACCCCACTGGAGTCCCTGTTCAATCCGGTCGGGGCCCAGTCGGTGGCAAGCACGGGTCTACCTGTCGAAAGCACGTCCCCGACCAACTCGCCGGCTTCGTACTTGAGTCAGTTCCCCAACGACCTCCAAGCGGATCGGGACGTGTATTCCATCTCGCTGATGGGAGAGACGCTCAATGGCTACACCACTTTCGAACCGTCAACCATGTCCAACGGGGACCTGATCGATCAGGGCCAAGTTCCGCAATTTGAGGAGGAGAACGCGGACCCGTTCGGTGGCTTAACGTCCTCGGCTAGAAACTTTACAACAGCATTCTAATGGCTAACATCTACGGTCCCATACTTCCACTACAGCTTGATAGCAGAAATACAGAGGCCCTGGTGCGAGCTATTCAGACTCGCATCTACCTGGAGTCGGGCGGCCAGCTCAATGACTTCACCCCGTCCTCGCCTCTCTCGGCGATTAGTGAAGGCCAGGCGTTCGCTCAGGCCGAGCTTCTCTACTACTTGAATAATCTTCCCGAAGCTTTCAGCCTGCAGTGGTTAAGACAGCTGGGGGTTCAGAGAAAAATCGGCAGTAGAGCTCTAGTTGACGTAACTTTCTACAAGGTACCCGGCTACCAGAGAGTTCTTATAATCCCCAAAGGAACAAAACTTATCGCTGACGGTGGGCAGGTCTTTGTGACTCTGGAGGAGGTTAGGGTGCTGGAGACCGAATTCTCCGCGACTGCTTCCTGCCAGTCCGAGAGATGGGGCTTGGCTTATAACGTCGGGGAGGGAGAGATAAATAAGATCGAGAGGAACTTTGCCGGGTTGGAGTTTCTGAGAAACGAATCCGCGGCGGTTGGAGGAACCGATACCGAGTCGGTTTCGCAAATGAAGCAGAGAGCTTTCGAGGTACTCAGCAGGAGAAACCTGACCACCTCTCTGGACTTTGAAAACGAGGTCAGGACTCTTGTTCCGGAGACAAGCATTGTTAAAGTACTTACGTACGAGGAAAAGAATAACCTCTCCGAAGCGTTCTCAGGAAACGTTGTTATCTGCGTTGGTAACCAAGATGGTAAGGAATTGAGCTCATCCAACCTCTCCTACCTGGTCAGCTCGATGAAGCCGAGGGTGACTATCGGTACTAACATCTCTTTTGTCTCACCCGACATCGTCCCCATCGATCTTAGAGTTCAGATATACTATGATCCTACTACCGTATCTGGCGGCATAGACTTCCTGTCGTCTCAAGTGCTGGAGGCGATGAGAGCGTACATAGACCCTCAGAATTTACCGCTAGGCTCCGACCTCTCCTACCAGGAGATGCTCAAAGTCCTGTACTCGTTTGACTTTGTCGATTCTGTTAACACTCTTGACGCTCTGAGTATGCTTAAAGATTCCACCACTATCGAAGGATTCTGTGCTGGATTTGCAGGTGAGGAAACCGAGACCGGGTGCAACTACGAGTATATTGGTGCAGTGGATCAGGACAATCAAGTTCAAACAGCGTTCTCGTCTATCTCGTCGTATAAGCTTTACAGAGCCCAGATTGCTTTCATATCCGTAAAAGACTTTTCTCCTCTGACATTTTACTATGAGGATCTATACACCCCATGAATTTCTCGAGTTGGAATAGCCTAAAAGAACCCCGCAGACGTAACCCGTCTCTATTGCCCGCCCACGTAATCGTGGAGTTCGAGCGGACGAGAAGAGCTAAGATCTTTGCGCACAAACTCGGGGCCGTGGGATTCTCCAGAGCTGCGAATATTAACAAGGAGAGGCAAAAGACGGTAGACAGGGAGATCGGAAATCTAACTCTTGACGGGTTTAAGTACAAGAATGTTGGCCACGTTTTTTCCGAAGACGTTGTTATTCCGAAAGGATCATCATACTCCTACGAGATACTGGCCCATGGCCATCCGCTTGGAGGCACGGAGCACGGAAGCATGGAGTCCTGCTCGAGGAGCGGGTTGCAGTGCGTTAGCGGCCAGGGCACCAACTCTCTGTGTAATCCGGGTAAGTGCGTCATAGGAACTTTGGAGAGGGTCAACGACTCCAAGTGGAAGTACACCTCTAAGAACAGGTACGGAACCAGTAACACTCCACTCATCTACTATCTTCCCGACACGGAGTCAGTAAAGTTACGTACCGTGCTTCGTGGAAGCCATGTGACCTACTCCGCGACGGGCGCGGCTCAAACCATCCAAGTAACCAGGCCGGCAAGCGTATCTTCCACAATCCTCTTACCTCCCAAGTTCTACTTCTCGGAAGACTTTATCGACTCCGCAATTATCAGAATCGACGAGAGACTCAATAGCGTGGCAAGAAAGCCCACAGTTAATATCGTAGGTGTTGAGGATAGAAAAGCCAAGTTTATTCAGAACGTAGTGACCTACGCCTATCCCGGAACCTCGGAGGGTTACCTGAACGAGAGGCTTAGTGTCACTGCCACTGAGGAAATTAAGAACGCGCTTACAGACGCCTTCTCGGCTCTGAATCCGGAGTGGAGCGGGCGATGCACCGCGATCATCGAAGAGGAGTTTCTGTACAGATTTTCCAGAGTGTACAGTGGACTCGATCTGATCTCCGTTGTCTTTGACCGGATTGGTGTTCTCTTCGAGTCGGTAATCCAACTTACGAGGAGTTCTCTGTCGGTCTCGTCGCTAAAATACGGTAAGGAGCTTATATCCAGGCCCGTCTACTCCAGACTACCCGGGATCTCCGAAGGCTACAGATCGGATCCTTCCTTTTCCGATACGGAGACACCGTCGCAATGGCTGACTTCGGGCGTTGACGAATTTCTCTCCAAGAAGAAGGACTCGATAGCTTCCTTCTACGCTGACTACCTTGACCCTGACTCGTGTGATCCCGCTCTACTCGATTGGCTTGCTCAGCACGTAGGACTGTTCGGTTCCCTGTGGAATCCGGCCTGGGATAAGGAGATCAAGCGAGCGATGATCCGCAACGCGTTCGGGTGGTGGGATAGGAACGCCAAAACAGAACTACCAGGAGCCGGGGAAGTCCTGACTCCTAAAGGCGAGGCTTTGAACAAATTCCCGTTCGCCAATCCGGAATGGGTAGAACCTCAGGCCACAACTCTGTGGGGAGTTGATCAATTATCCTGGAATAGTCTTCTAAGCTGGAGTGGAAACTCTGACAACCTACTTCTAGTTAAGCTGGACGAGATCCAGCCCATAAGCATCTCCGGCGGCGAGGTGGTGTATTCCGAGGGAATAGTGAACATAAAGACGTTCTCTCCCACCACTAATAAAGTATCTCTGATCCTGACCGACACTCCCAGGGTCGATAAGTCCACGTGGAACGGACTCATAGAGGCGAAAGGCAGTCTTCTTGGGGTCCTGTTCTTAAGCTCGGTTCTTGGATTAAAGTCTCACAGCCCGCTGGAGCTGCAAGTGATCGACGCGGAGAGAAAGATCCTGAGGCCAAGAACAGGGCTCAGAGAGACTGAGATACAGTCCTCGGTTCTCATGCCTTACAAGCACGACAGCCTTCAAGTAGGCACTGTTTCCGATGCTGAGTCCGGCAACCTGACTAATCAGCTGATTGCCGGGATCAGCAGGGTGAGTAGTGCTGAGGATAGTCGCAACGTATTCTTTAGAGTGCCCTACTACTACAATAGAGACGGAAGGTCGTGGGATAAGGTGTCCTATATCGCCTCTAACTGGATGCCATCAAACCTCAACGTGAGAGTCCAGTACGCTTATCTCTCCGCCGATCTGTGGGCGGTAGGAGATGCGTTCTTCGAACCGGAAATAATCGAGGTGAGTTGATATGGGATTTTTCGACGAACTTCAGCAGCTCAAGGAGCTGAGCTCTCGTACCTCGGAGGCGATGGGAGGGGTGTACTCCGACCCGTTCAACGAGATCGCCGCTGTTATATCAGTGTCCGATCCCAAAAAGCTCGGGCGGGTGAAGGTTGAGTACCAGGACGGCACGACTAGCGACTGGGTGTACGTGCTGGGAAGCGGCAAGGGATTGCTTAGTGCCCAGCTCATCGGCTCCTCATGTCTGATCGGCAAAGCCCACGGCAACTCCGGCGACGCATTTGTGTTAGGGTTCTTTAATAAGAATCCCAATGTGGCCTCTGGCGGCGCGCCTCTCCAGCTCACTTTACTCGACGAGCAAGTAGACTCGCACAGAGCACCTCAGTCCCCCGGCGACCAGGGCATGAGATGCAATAGGGGTAACGCCGGACGCGTCTACCTTCTCCAGAACGAGACCAACCAGGACGTTGTTGTCTGCATGAGACGCAATAACCCACAGGAGGGAGGGGAGGAAGTTTGGAATTGGAAGTCCCTGACCAATAGCAAATGGGTGGAGAAGGGGTTCGATCCGGGAGTTCAGAGCGATTCCGTCACAAACTACTCCGAGAAGAAGGGCGTTCCCGAATGCAATGAGGCGATGGACGGGGACGTTCGCAACTTCTCCGAGGACCGCAAGTTCAGGGACTTTCAGATCAAATGCGGAAAAGACGAGAATGGTGATTGGAACTGGAAGCCAAATGGCGCCACTCCCGTGTTCTTTCGTACCACGTTGCCGGAGTGCACGGAGAAGCTTCACGGCATGGACGCGGTTCTTGATGAGGGCCTGAACTCCCAGCGCGTATCCTGCCTGAGGTACCAGGGAGAGATGAAGTGGGTTAACCCGGGCAAGAGGGAGCCGATTCAGTTCCACAGGCAGGACGCTCCCATTACGAAGAAGGAGTTTCTGGATAGCAAGAAACCGGTAAAGGCTTTTGAGAATAAGGCCGGCATGGGTGCCAATGATTACGTAGGCAATTCCGCGTCTCAAGTACTTCAAGCCGCGGCAAGAGCCGTCCCAGCAGCGATTCCGACAACGCCTCTCGGAGCCGCGCTTAAAGCGGCCAATGCCCTCCCCGGAGCGTTCGATGGGGCTAAGTTGCTCAGCGACATCGCCAAGACCGTCATTGTTAATAACGGCACGGTGCCCGTGGATAGCCTAGTGTCCCAGATCTCCTCCGCTCTGAGCAGTGGTGGGGTTATCGACGACGCCACATCAGCCGTCCTGAGTACTCTCGGTGGGGTGGGCGCTGAGCTTCTCAGGGGCACGCAAAACGGTACGGTAGATTCCGCTCTGGAGAATATCGGTCGGCGAGCGCTCAACCAGAGCATCAGAGCATTGTCTCCCGAGGCTTCGAGCGTTTACTTTGGGTACATGGCCGGCGGGATCGCCGGGGCGATGGACGCTACCGCGGCTCTAGGGCTTCCGTTCATACCCGAGGAGGTTGCGAGTATTATAAAACCTGCTCTCAATATCGGAGCATCAGTGTTGAGGTTGCAGCCCAAGGCCGTGAGCTCGATGGTGAATAGCTCAGTCGGAGCCTCCGGATCTCAGTCGCTTAACGACACTATCGGGGCGGTGACTAGCGTTGCTCTAGCCACTCCGCAGTTAGCCACGGAGATAACCGGAGTGATGAACTCCGGCGACCTAGGCAAGGTGGCTCAGTCACTGGGGTCATTTTCTAACCTAGCGACAATGGCGAAGTTGGGTGGGGATCTGTCAAGCGTTCCCCAGATGGCGTCTACTGCTCTTCAAGCCGTGGGGCTAGGTAGGGACCTGATCAAAGCTTTCGAAGGTGGGATCTCTTTAGATGAGATCGGTAACCTGCTCGGTGCGAATCCGGTAACAGGCCTGCTGTCGGGGCTGGCAAAGGGTCTAGGTGGAGTGGGCGGAGGTGGTGACTGTCCCTGCGACCCTAAGTGCAGAAAGACGGAGCACTCCGAGGATTCCGATGGCAACGTGCTTCTGGAGAAATGCGGGAATGTGGTGGCAAACAGCCACAGCTCGTACGCTCCCGAGGGCGATCCTACTGACAACAATAACAATACGGTGGCCAAGGTCCTCGACCTGATCCCCACAAAACTCGGAGAGGAGCTTTGCATTCCCAACAACCTCGACCTTACCCAGCTAATTCAGAATGTAAAACGATTGAATGAGATGGCGGATAGGCTAGATAGTGCCAAGAACGCGGACTGGCCGGAGCTCTGGACGGAGATGATGTACACCTTCGAGACTATCGAAAAGGCCTTCAAGCAAACGGATAACAATATCACCAAAGTCGAGTCGGTAGAGAGAAAGCTTATAGACGCGCAATACAGGCTCATCAACAAACTCATGGTGGGTAACGGGTCGTTCTTCTCACAGACACTACTTAGCATCATAGAGACTTCCAAGGCCGTGCGGGATACATATAATTACGTAAAAAGGCTTGATAACGCCAAAAATGGCGGCAGGGTGGGTGTAGTAGCCACTGACAGCCTTCTCAACGTATTCAAGAACATTACGAGGATCGCTTCGCTCAACTCCCTGTCCAAGAAAGAAGCTAACTACATCACCTCCAACTTCATCTCCAGAGCGGACAAGGAGTGGAAGTCCATGGAACCGGGTGGAGGCCTTGTGGACATCACCAACTTTGTTCTAGGACTTATTCCGGTTGACCTGCCACCCGTATTCGATAAGTGTGCGACAAAGAGGAACAAGAGTAAAGCCATCAATGACTCCATATCTTCAAAGATAAACTCTCCCGTTCCTCCGCGACCGGGGTCGTTGTTCGACTCCAAGCTTCCAGGCTACCTCGATTCTCCCAACTTCGAGTCCCTTCTGGATCAGATCACCTACCAACAGAACCGAGCCCAAACCGGCGAGGCGGAATGCTAATGAACAAAAAAGAACTCAAGCAGGAAAAAGAACAAGTTATCGAGATGGAGAAGAGCATCAAGTCTCTCTCCGCGTCCGACAAGCAGGAGCTTCTAAGGCTCAAGTGTCGCACCGACTTTCTCACCTTCGCGAGGTACATCACCTCCGAGGTGCCTATCGCGGGCAAATTCACACCATTCAAAGTCCACCACGTCATCGGAGACTTCCTGCAGCATATCGGTGACGGCGAGAAAAACTAC